GCCATGCTTCAGTAACCACATTGTCCTCGATATAGTCTTTTACCTTTTCATCAACTGGAAATATTTGATAAATTGTTTTCATATTTATCTCCTATAGTAAGATTACTATAATTTATTATTCCGTCCCACTCTTATAAAAATATTCGAGTGGGGGTTTCTTATTCACTATTTAGTTTTCAATGACCTCTGCTATTGCAGTTCTTCTGCTTTTGGCTGGTGGCTTCTTATTCCACCTCGCCGTACCGCCCCAAACTCTCTCCTTTGTGTTATCATCATCAGTTTTGTTCCTGTGGTTTCCGATTTTGCTCCTTGTGCACCAGCCTTGCGTGTCCCCTTTCGCCATCGTTCCCCGTTGTCTATCCCTGCTATTCCTAACTTCTCACAATCTTTTAAAGAACCGTCTGCCATTTATGTCTCGGCAATTTTATTTTTTAATCTTTGTTTGATTGAGATTCGGTTTATTGTCTGGCTTCCCTTCCTCCAGCAACTCCCGGCGTCTCCCGTCCCCTTTCCCTTTTTCTCCTTTCCCTTGATTATAATTATATATAACTTCAATAGACAAGTCAAGATGAAAATTATTATAATTTTCTAATGTTTAAAACTTATATTTTTTACTTTTCTCTTTATATTTTAATAAATAATTTTATTTAATAAAAGGAAGCTATGACAGAAGAAATTGACCCAAAAACAATACAAAATAAACAGGCTCTTTCTAAAGCTCTTCATGAACCATCTGAAAATCCTACAGAGTCTATTCTTGATATTATTCCTACAGTAGAGCAACTTACTGCTAAGCACTGGATGTATGACAAATTTAAACCGTATTGGGATGAATACATAAATCTATATGAAGGAATAGATGTAGCTCCTTATATTATTCAGCATACAAGAGAATCAGATGATGCTATTAAAAAAAGAAGAGATAGAGCTTATTACGTAAATCTTGTTGCTCCTATAGTTGATCTATTTACTGAATTCATTTTTAGAAAAGCTATTACACGACAATCAAAGTCCGAAGCTAAGGGGACAATTAAAAAAACAGTTGAGAAAGTTAAGAAAACTCTTAGCGTTGGGCAAAGAAATGTCTTCGATGAATTTTGGGAACAGAGTGATGGGCGAAAACGCCCAATAAATAAGTATATGATTGACAATGATAAGCTCCGCCAAATATATGGGTATATTGATGTCCTCATTGATAGGCCCTCAAAAGAGCAAATAGAAGGTGGCATGGAAGCAAAAGCCTATGCAATAACATACACTCCTGAGAATGTGCCTAACTGGTCTATAGATGCTAATGGAGAATTTGTTTGGATTAGGTTCAGAGAATATATAGAAGACTTTGAAGATCCGTATCAACTTGAACCAGAAGAAACTACCGATGAATCTTATTATTACACAACCTGGACTAAAACTGAATGGGTTAAGCATAAGATTGATAGAGAGTCTAAAAATGTACTTGTGGTTGGTAGTGGTACTCATGATTTAGGGGTTGTTCCTGTTTATCGATTAAAAAATAAGAGTTCTTTTAAATACCAAGATATAGGAATCGCACTTGTTCAGGATATCGCTGGAGTTTGTAAAGCTATTTTAAGATGGACAAGTTTACTTGATGAGGAGCTACATAATAAAGCGCTGAATATTTTGAGAATAGCTGCTTGGCCAGATATGCCTGATACATTTACACTTGGCCAAGGGAATGTTTTAAATTATACTCCTGTAGATGGAGCAGGGCCGCCTGAATTTATTGCTCCTGCTTCTGAACCTGCACAAAGAATACGAGATAATATTCAAGTAGAAAAAGACACAATCTTAAAAATTGTAAAATTAAAGGGTGGTATTACAGTAGAAGACCAAACTGCCCCATCTGGAATTGCTCTTGCTCGTATATTCAATGAAACTAATAATGCTATTGCTGCCAAAGCAGATGCCCTTCAAGATTGTGAAGTTGCTCTTTGTACTATTGTGGGGCTATGGGCAAATACACCTTGGAGTGGTTCTATTTCATATCCAGATGATTTTGATATTTATGATTTAACAACCGAGTTGAATGTTCTTATTTCAGCAAGAGAAACTTTAACTGCTGAGACAGCCATTAAACATCTTGAGAAACAGACAATTAAGAAAATTCTTCCAGATGCTAATCCTGAAATTATGAAACAAATTGAAGAAGAGATAGATAAAGCAGATGCTAAACCAGAGCAATCATTTCAATCACCATATGATATGAGTAATGTAGATGAAAAAGGAGAAGAGGTTGGTTGGGATGAAGAACCAACAGAGGAAGATTTGAGTAACTTTTATGAAAAAAAATAAGAAATAAAAAAATAAAAACTTATAAAAATGTTTATTCTCTTTATCTTTAGTAAAAGAGAATGAAATAGGAGTTTATTTATGGACGGTATTGAAAAGTATTGTAAGAATTGCAAATGGTACAAAAGAAATATTTATTGTAAAGCTTATCCAGATGGTATTCCTGAAAAGATTATAACTGGAGAATTAGTTCACGATACGCCTTGGATTCAAGCTGATAGACCATTTATATTTGAAAAGAAGAAAGTAAAAGAGGAAGCAACTTCTTTTAATAGTTCTGTTAAGCGTGGACGCGGGAGGCCATCAAAAGAGTTGTTTTTTGATAAAAAATAAATTTTATGGATAATTAAATGAGTTGGTCTGGACCAAGAAAAGTTAAAGAGCCTGCTCCACCTAATAGGAAACCAGATGGAAAGAAACTTACTAAGAAGGGTAAAGCTTTAAAAAAGAAGGTTTCTTTAAAAGAAAAAACAAAGAAAAAGTTAGATGTAGCAAAAAGTAAAAAAAGAATAAGAACTAAAACATATAAAAAGGAAATGCGAAAAGCAAATGCTTATGCAGATAAACTAAAAAAGAAATATGCAAGGTATGAATACCACTCAAAACATAAGCATCCACAACTTAAACCATTAGTTAAACTGTATAAAGAAGAAGAAAAAGTACTTAAAAAAGCTGGGAAAGCAAAAGATTTACAAACTTATCATGCTTTAATACGAAAATCAAATGTGTTGTCTGACAAAGCTGAAAAAGCTTTGAGAGCAGCAGTACTACGATATGTAAAAGGTAATAGAGGTGGATGGGATAAAACTGGATCGGACTTAAAGCGTGTAAAAGAATTTATTGCTACTGAAGATGCAGTAAGCGATGCACGTAATAAAGTTATATCAATTGATAAAAACAAGAACCCTAAAAAACATAAAAAATATAAAGACATTTTTTTTACAAAACATAGGGCATATATTGAGAAACTTAATCCAGCAGGGAGTGTTACTTATGATTATAGAAAGTATTTTGAAATGCCTTATTTAGGTTAAATAGTTCTATTTTAAAAAATAAAAAATTTAAAACCGCCCAGGGTTACTGGGGAAAACAAAGCCTGCCCGAAGGTTAATCGGGGAATATAGATGGCTGGCATCTTATAACCAGGGAGGAGCTTAATGAATGAAACGATGTATTAAATGTGGAAAAGACATAGCAGATGACAGTACTGTTTGCGAATATTGTGACACTAATCAGGAAGTTGATGTTGAAGACACAAAAAAGTATACTGATTCAGAAGTCAATAGAATTGTAGCAAGTAACAAAAGAGATCTTAGAGAGGAAAACAAAGTCTTAAAAGAAAGGCTTGAAGCGATGGATAGTAAACTAACGAGCGTTGATGGAAAGCTTGGAAAAGTTGATGATCTCTACAATATAATTGTTGATGATACTGAAGAAGAGGACTTTTTTGAAGAGTATGAAGAGGAGGAAGAAGAGGATGTTGAAGACAAAAGTACAACAAAACTTCCAAATAAAAAGCATAAAAATGTTAAAGATGCTGTTGAAGCTGCACGTTATACTATGGAATTAAAATACAAAAAAATTCTTGCTGAACAAGGCAGGAGAATAGGCGAGCTTGAAGTAGAAACTCAAGCAGCTAAAGATGAAACTTTTGAGACTAAAAAATCAGAGGTACTTAATAGTGCCCTCGTTACTGCAAATGTTAAGTCGCATCTTATGGAAGAAGCGGCTATTTTATTAAGAAAAAATGTTATTTATGATGATATAGATGAAAAATGGTTTTTCAAAACTTCTAGTGGAGCAGATATCGATCTAAAAGACGGTATAATTAATCATTTAAAAGCAGAGTTTTTGGTTTCGTTTATTCCTGGCGCAGGATCTGGTGGAAAAGGGGCAGTTTCAAAAGAAGTTGATAAAGTCAACACTTTGAGAAAGCGTTTTAAAATCGCAGAAGAAGAGGCTGCAAAGAATCCAACCAACGATATGATCGTTATGGAATACACAACACTTAGAAAAGAGCTTTTAAATGCAGAAAAAACCGCTAAAAGTTCTGGGGCCATACTATAAAAAAAGGAGGCTATTTTGGCTTTTACTGGACTAGCACAATACGATAGGTATGATGGGATATATGAGGATGTTAGTGATACTATCACAATGCTTTCTCCTTCTGTTGTGCCCTTACTCGACTTACTGGGGATCCCAGCTACGGCTGCGACCCAAACTTATCACGAATGGCTTGAGGATAATTTAATGCCTCACAGCGTTATTGCTTCTACAGCCATTTCATCCAGCGCTTCGCCCACTTTCTCAATTGGGATCGAGGCTGGAGCATGGTTACAATGGGGTGATGTACTTATGTCTTCTACGACAAATGAGTATATGATCATTGTATCCACTTCTACAAACACTATTACCGTAGCAAGAGCATCTCAAGGTTCCAGCGCTAGTTCGCTGGCTGTTGGAGCAACGCTAAATGTTGTTGGTATGGCTGCACTTGAGGGTTCTGATATTGAACAGAATACTCCTCGTAATCCAACCAGAACAGGTAATTACGTGCAGATATTTAAGAGAGACTTCTCGGTATCTGAAACTATGCGGGCTGTTAACGCTATCGGCTATGCAGACGCTTTTGAGTATGAGAAACTTAAGAAAACAAAAGAAATCATGATTGACCTTGAGTCTGCCATGATCCTCGGAAAGTATTCTACTACTGTAGGTACTATTGGTTCTTCCACTGTTCCTCGTGTTATGAATGGGCTTATGAGCTTAATTACGACTAACGTTTATACTGTTGGTTCTAGCGATACGCTAACAACTTCGCACTTAGATTGTGCCATTAATGCTTGTTGGAGCGCTGGTGCTGATGATATCGATGTTATAGTTTGCGATGCAAGCTATAAGAGAGTTATCGATGGATGGCAAGAGTCTCGTATTAGGGTCGTGAATTCAGAAACGAAGTATCAGAAGCAGATTTGGGAATATGAATCTACTTTCATGGCTAATCCTATTAGGATTATTCTTAATAGATGGATGCCACCCTCTAACTTGTTCTTAATCGCATCAAATAGGGTTAAACCTGTGCCACTGCGTAATAGAAGCTTTCACTTTCAAGAGAAAGCGAAAACAGGTGATTACAAAGCGGGAGCGATTATTGGTGAATACACCAGTGAGATTAGGGGTGCTGCTCAAATGGCAAGGATTTACGGTTAATTTTATCAATAGGGAGGATTTAAAATGACAGTTTCAATCACCGCTGCAATGCGAGATGAGGCTAATGCAATGTGTCCTATTGGTAACAAAATTGGTATTGGCTTGTTTACGCGAGCGACTACATATAACGTTAAAATTTTTGGGGGGCAGTTTACTGTAGGAAATACTGGGAGTTTGGATGTAACTACTGGAATTGATAGTCCAACATGTATTTCTGTTACATTGATACACACTACATCAGCTATTGGCGATGGAACTAGAATGGGTTATACCGCGTATCCATCTGCTGGAGTTGTTAGAGTATACCTCAATAAATGTACATCTTCATCCGACCCCACATTAGTGGCGGCATCGGCAACCCAGGATGTTAGCGTTTTTTGCTTTGGGACATAAAAATAAAATTTAACTCTATATGAGTTGATTTTTTAAGGGGAGTATAGAAAATAAAAAATCTATACTCCCCATTTTTTTGATGCTATAAATACATTTTTAAAATATAATAGTAGTATAGAATAATATTGTTTTTATAAGGGATATTGTGAAAGGTTTTAAAAAAAGGAGATAATTGATAGTCAAGGAAATTTGTTTTAGAGAATATATATAAGAAGTATTATTAGAAAATTTTAATACTTTTTTCATTGTTTTTATTTTTAGTTTGTATATAATAAAATAAAAAATAGGATAACTGATGGAAAAAGAAACAGAAATAGATTATAACAAACACTTTGATTTTCTTTTTGGAGCATAAAAATGGTAGATATAAATCCTGATGCGGATTTTAGCATTCCTATTCTGCATCCTCTTGACCCTTCAAAAGTAAGGCCAAAGGAACTTGAAACAAATCCTGACCTTCCGCTTATAATAATGATATCTTATCATTGTTGTTCAAGAGTAATTAAAGAAGCTATACCGCTTCTTTACAAAGGGTATAAAGTTATTGTTCTTAGTTATTATACTTATCAAGGTATTGTTGCTTCTGTAATGCCACACCTTGAATTTTATGTGCCATATTTTGAAGTGTCACAATTAAAACGTATTATAAAAACACTTATTTTAAGCCAACAAAATAAAAAAGTAATTTTACATTGGCATAATGAACCATATTATCTTGGCTATTATGCTGATGAAGTTAGAAAAGAATTTGATGATACTTGGAATATTAAAGTAGTTTTTGATGTTCATGATTCTGAGTTAATTAGAACAGGTAGAATAGTTGATGATGAAATAAAAGCTGTTGAAGCTTCTGATGCATTTATACATGTAAGCGATCCTATTGAAGAATGTTTTAATGATGCATACAATATTAAAAAAAAGGATTCTATAGTTGTATGGTCAGCAATGCCAGAATGTTTTTATATCGATGAAGGAAATGTAGTTTCCTCTTATGTTGTAGATACAGATTTGGATGGTAAAAGCGGTGATTTTTATATAGACAAAGATGCTAATAGCAAAGATATAGAGTTTAGAAAATCTAGGGCAGCTAAAGATAGAAATAAAAAAATACCTTGTGAATATGTTTTTCAGGGTTCAGCAGTACATCCAGATTCAGAGACGGCTAAGCTATTGCCTTATAGAGATATGACTTTAATAGCAAAAGAATTTAATCGAAAAGGAATGCCATTATTTTTTTACATTCCAGATATAAAAGAAGCAGTAGAACATTATGAAAAATTAGGTGTTCATTATAAAGGCTTTATTGAATATTTTTCTTTGATTAGTGAAATAGCTAACTATCATTTTAGTTTATCTTTTTATCCTGATCCTGAAGGTATTATTTGTAGGCAAATAAAATGGGGCATATTTAATAAATTATTTGATGCTATAGCTGCTGGAGTTCCAAGTATAGGCATGAAAAACACAGAGGTTGGAAAAATTATAGACCAATATAATATTGGTTTTACTATTGAAAGTATAAATGATATTAAAAGCTATTCTTATGAGGAATATTTAGAAAAAAGAACAAATTTAATGAAGGTTCGTCATTTATTATCTATGGAAAAGCAAGTAGATAAAATTATAGGTTTATATAAAAGGTTGATGAAATGAGAAAAATTAGCTATACAGTAGGGAAACCAAATATTGCGATGTTATTGGAAGGCAAAGTTCCTGAACAGCATAAGAATCCAGAGGGGTTTCAAGTTATGGGCTTAATATCTTGTATTTCTTGTGGTGATGAAATAGGTGTGACTTATTGTAATGAGCCAGACTTTGCATTTCTATTATGCCATAATTGTATACAATTAAGAAAAAAATTGATGAATGCGGAAAAATATTTTTAAAGAAATACTTAAAGGTGCTGGTAGCTTAAAATGAATATATACACAGATAACCAATATGCAAAGTTAGCAAAGTGGCTTGGCCATGTTATAAAATATAATTGTATGTTAGGGCATTATGTTTTTACAACTTCTAACGATTGGACTGAAAAGGGAATAAGTTGGAATGATTACAAGGAGTATTTAGAATCAGAAAAAGGAAGAGTTGCTATTGAGAATAAACTTATTAGTATAGGCGTGACTTATTGGATTGAAAAATTAATAAATTCTACTTATGTAATAAAAGAATTATGTTATAGCCCTGTTGCAGGGCATTTTGATACTGAAAAAGAAGAAGCTATTCGTTGTTACGGAGAAACTCCAGAAAAAATATTGATAAGTTTAGCACTTCTTAAAATTGAACAAAAAGAAAAAGAAGAAAAAAAATATAAAGAACAGGCAATAATAAATGAAACATATAAAGAAGCAGAAAAGAAAGTTATAAAAGCTTTTAAGCTTAAATATGAAGAAAAAGTGAATGACTTATATAAAGAAATAATAAAATTTAAAAAGGAGTCAATTAAATGAAAGAATTAAAAGAATTATCAGAAGAAAAGCTAAAAGAAATTAAAAAGTATACTATTAAAATAATAGACCTTTTAATAGATGTTAAAGTTAATCAATTAATTACAACTGGTTTGTGGGCTTTAAAAGAACTTGCAGGTAATGCTCTAATGTTACTCGCTCTTGATAGAATAGCAAATGAAAGTAAAAAGGAGAAAACTAAAAATGAATAATACAAAATTTTCTGTGAGTGATAAAAAATTTCTTGTTTGGTGCGAAGATAATAATAAAATACCAACATCCAGAATGGCATCTAAGTATAGAAAAATGTATCATGCAGTAACGAGACCAAAAACGAAAAATGAAGTAATCCCTAAACTTGAACTTGTTGGTACTTCAAATCGAGGATATAATGAAGAGAAGCTTATAAGTATAATTAAATAAGGAGAAAAATGTTATGCTTCCTATTTGTGTCAAATGCTGTAAAGAAATGTCTTGTGATAGAAATGGTTTTGTAGTTCGTTTTATTGGTAAAGAACGAATTGCTTATGATAAAAGAGGAGACATGTATAAATGTGATATATGTGGATATCAAATCGTAATAGGACTTGGAAGTTCTGATCATAATGTTGTCTGCAATATTGCAGACATTATAGTAGAAAATTATTAAAAGGGAGATTAAAAGATGGGAATACCACCCGAAAAGAAAAAAATAAATTCTGGTGCAGATGCTATAGATAATATCTTGGGAAAAAAAGAAGAACCAATTAAACTTGATCTACCTGATAAAGAAGAGGCTGTTGAGGTTATTGGAGCTGAAGCGTTTATAGAATCTAAAAAAACAGAACTTGAAAGCGTAGACGTTAAAAGCGCAGATGTTATTAAACAAGAAACCAAAACCACTAAAAAACAAAAAAAGAAAAAATATATTAAGCTTGATGAAGAGCTTCTTGCGCTTAGAGCAGATATGATTTCAGATGTTTTATCTGGAATGCTTTGTACAAAAATTAAAACTGGACCAAATATTACACTTGATAGGGAAACAATGTCTATAAAAGTCAGAACATTTAAACGATGGCTAGAAATTGTTCAGGCTTACATTACTAAGTCAGAAAAGAATATGAAAGAATAAGGAGTAAAAATATGAGTGTAAAAGTAAAAGAAGAGGCGCCTCCTGAAAATATCACTAGACGTGTTGGAAGACCAAGAATACACCCACTACCTCCAGAAGAAACAAATAAGAGTAAGGTTATAAAAAAATCCAAAAAAATAATCATGGATTTTAAAGCTAAAAAGAATAAAAAAAGGAAAAAAACTTTTTCTTATTATAAAAAGAAATTCAAAAAGTCTTTTACTAAACATCCACAACATTGGACATGGGCTGGTGCTTTAATAATAGTAATCGCAGTTCTTATATTTGCATTTCTTCTTATTTTAAAACCACTCATATTATTTAAAATGGATACTGATAGATACTACAAAAATGAAGCTAATGTTGCTTATGAAATAAGAAAAGCAGAATTAGAGGATGATACAGAAAAAATCAGACTTAAAGATAAAATTTTAAAACTACAAAAAGAAAATTTTGATCTAATTGCTATTGTAGAAGTTAAAGATATTGATATTAAGAACTTAAAAAAAGTAGTGGTAATTAAAGACACTGAAATTTATAGCATGATTCTTGTAACATCTCGTATATTAGAATCAATAGGGAGCAACAACTTTTTTTATGAAAGTAATGGTGAAATACGTTTTAACGGTAATGTTAATAATCCTACTGGTATCGGTGGAAAATAGTTTTTCACTCTCTTTAGAAGATGAAACAAGTAAATTCTATGATAGTAAGGAAAAATATGAAAATAATTTTTCTCCAATGGAATTTCAATTATCAATTAAGGAGTTTTTGAAAACCATTCCTGATGATTACCCTTGTGAAGGTACTTTTTCAAGTTATTATGGATGGAGAAGGAACCCATTTGGATACTCATGGTACGAGTTTCATAAAGGATATGATATAAGAAATAAAAAAGGAACTCCAATAAGATCAACTATTTCAGGAATTGTTGTCTTTTCTGATGCTAATCGCGGTGGGTATGGGGAATGTATAATAATAATAGAGAAGCAGTATGGTTATTATGAAACTTTGTATGCTCACCTAAGTAAAAGATTAGTTAAAGTTGGAGAAGAAGTAAAAAAGCATCAAAAAATAGGGGAAATGGGAAGTACTGGTAGATCTACTGGTCCACATTGTCATTACGAAATTAGAATAAATGGCAAAGCTATTAATCCAGATAGAATATGGAAGCTAAACAAAAGTTTTATGTTAGAATAATAAGGATAAAGAGGTTTTAACAATGAGTTGCCCAGCATGTGAGAAAAGTATAGATGTTTTAGTTCCTTTTAAAGATAAAATTGTTCATCAAAGTGGCACAACTTCAAGAGTTTATCTTTGTAGACAATGCAATGCAAAATGGCAATGTATTACTTGGGCAGCCACTGAACATGATAAATTTGAACTAGACAATACTACTAATAATATACAGTGGACATTGCTTAAGGATTAGTTTTGAAGGGGGCGTACCTCTTCATTTTTACCTCCATCGGGCAGCCCTTTTTAAATAAAGGCTGCCCCTTTTTTTAATTAGACTTATAATAAAGGAATTTTTCTTTATATTAAAAGAAAGGAACATAATTTATGAGCTGGTCATGACCAAGAAAAATAGGGTATCCTACTCCTCCATATAAGAAACCAACTGGTGTTGATGCTAAAAAGATTCAACATATGGAAGATAAATATCCTGGTAGAGAAGTATGGTTATCAAAAGATGGTAAAAAAGGATATGCAGGAAAGCCTATTGATGGAAAAGTTCTGAGTAAGAAAGGAAAAGTTTTAAAGAAGAAGGTTCAAAGTAATAAAAACATTCAGGTTTCTAAAGAACAGAAAAAATGGAGAAAAAAAGCATTGGCTGATCCTACAAAGGCATTAAAAAACTATCCAGAAAAATTAGATAAAAAAACATTAAGAGAGATAGCATTAAAAGAACCACGGACTGCTCTTTCACAGGCAGCTAAATACCTTGATAAAGAGACTCTTATAGAGATAGCATTAAAAGAACCCATTATTGCTCTTATGGATGCTACTGAATATTTTGATGAAGAAACTTTAAAAAAAGTAAAGGGGATGCTTGGTGCCGATATGTTTGAAGATGATTTTAAAAGTCTAATTAAAGATGAGTTTCAATCTTTTCAGTTTTCTCCAGCAACACTGTATGCGAATGGACACCTAGAATTTTCAACAGGGAAAATAGACAAGTGTGAGATACAGTGGGATAGTGCTTTTAAAACTGTTTCTTGGTCTTTTTTAGATATAGGTGCAGCTTATCGAAGGCAAGGGATAGCTACAAATTTAATAAAAAAAACATTTAATCTTTTCCATAAAAATAGATATGACATGGTTGACTTTGCCGCTAACTCATCACATGGTGGTTATATTTGGGCTTTAATGGGAGCAAAACCAAGAGATGCTCGTGTTTTTGATAACTTTAAAAATAGCGTGTCTGAAAGATATCCAGGTTTGAAAAATATAACAAGCGAAGTTAATAAAATAAAAACAATGGAAGAATTAGCAAACTTTACATACGAAGGAATAGATATAGGATCAGAAATATTAATGGGTAGTAATTGGAGTGCGGAAATATCTTTATATAATTTAAAAAAGCGGGGGTTTTTTTAAATGAAAAAAAGAAAAGAAAAGGCTTTTCCGCATTATATAGATAAAAATGGCAAATCTCAAGATTTAGACTTGTGGTTATGCGGTGATTTTTTACCAAAAGATATTAAAGCAAAACTTATAAAAGCCACAAAAAGGAAAAATAAATAATGACATCACTTATATATACATGGGGTTCTAGTGTTGCAAATGTTTACATAAATTTGACAGATGCCACATCTTATATCGGCTTTAGTTGTTATGATCCATCTCCTTGGACTGCAGCAACTACTGTTCAACAAACAGCCTCTTTATTGAGGGCTACTAGAAGTTTAGATTCAGCTATTAGTTGGCAAGGAGAAAAGAAATACCAATACCAAACTTTAAAATTTCCAAGAAACGTTACGGTTGGTAGCTTACAATGGCCTTGGAACCTTTCAATTCAAGCATCAGGAACTACAACCCAAGAAGAAGAGATTATGAAAGCTAACATTCGTATGGCTACATGTGAACAAGCACTTTTTATTGTGGGTGTCATAGATGGAAGGGATGAACATGCCTCAAATCAGGCGCGAGGAATTTCTTCTTATTCTGAATCACTTGGAGGAAAACTATCAGAATCATTTTCTTATAAAACCGTAACAAATAGAGTATGTGCAGAAGCTATGGAACTTTTAAAGGCTTATGCAGGAAGTGGCGCTCTATTAGTAAGAGGATAAATTATGAGTTGACCAGGTCCAAGAAAAATAGGGGAACCTTCACCTCCTTACAGAAGTGCTGGTAAAAAGCTTACTAAGAAAGGTAAGTAGATAAAGAAGAAGGTTCAGAAGAAACTAAATAAAAAAAACTTAAAGAGTAAAAAGATACCTATGCATAGTAAAAGCACACTTAACAAAAAAGAACAATTAGAGTATGCTAAATATGTTTTACAAAAAAATGTTTTTTCAAAAGATGAGGTTTCTTATTATACTGGAAAAACTTTTGCTCCCAATAAAAGGCCCCCACATGGAATAGATATTAAAATTTGGAAACGTGCAGCCAAAGAATTAAATTTTACTATGGAAAACTTAAATAAATATACAGATAAAAGTAAAAAAATGGGTGATAGATATGGTTTAAAATTAGACAAAGACATTGTTAAACAACAAAAACATGATGCTGTTTATGCTATAAACATAATGAAGGAATCTGCACACACATACCGAAAAGTAAAAAAAGCAAAAGAGTTTTTTAAGGAAGCAAAAAGATTGTTCGAAAAAGCTGAGAATGAGAGTCATATGAGTACTTGGGAGGTGTATTTTGATATGGGCAAAAAAGAGAGAGACAAGGCATATGATGTATTAAAAAAAGTAGCTATTTCAAATGTAAAAAAGGAAATAAAAAATAATCCCAAAGGTACGTTCTCTTATTTCGATAGTAGACATGGTGTGCGTAGAACAGCACCATTAACAGATAAATTAAAAGGTATAAAAAAGTTTATTCAGATAGAGGAGGAATTTGCAAAACTAGATATGGAAAATGAGACTCAAGAAGAGGCAAATTACTCTTATAAATTAATGAGGGATTTCCAAAAGCATGTGCGAATGGGTTTTCACTATAAGGATAGCTCAAAAACAATAAAATAAAAATATTCATAATTTAAGGAAAATTGTTAATGGATGGAGAAGTTAATGAACAGTCTCTTTTAGCAAGAAAAAAACTTAGTAAGTGTTATAGATACCATGTTTATGCGATTGAACAAATACTCTTAAAAAATCAGGAGGAAAAAGAAAAAATGAAAAAAGTGTTTATGTTGACCGTAAGTCTTTCAGCAATAATTTCAGTGCTTTGTATAGCATTAACTGTTATATTTAATTTGGGCATTGTTACAGGAGCTTTGAGTGTTTTTGGGGCTTGTGCAGTTGGGGCTTCTTATTGGGCAATAGAAAAGTATATCTTTAAAATATAAAAAGAGATAATGAAAAAACCTAAACCAAAAACTGGTAAGAATTTAAAAGCTAAGCAAAGTAATAAAAAATCTAGCAAAAAGAATAAGCCTATTGTTAAAAAAGTTTCAAATAAAGCCACCCCAAAAACCAAACAACAGAATATAAAAGGGGGTTCTGGAGCTAATTTGAAACTTAAATTCACACAAAAAAAGATGGTTAGTACAACAAACCAGGAAGTAGATTTTAAAGACCCTAAAAAAGATAGGCTTATTGCGAAAAACCAAATCGAGCTTGCAAGGATGAAATGGGAAATGGCCATAATGTCACAAAATGGGCGTAAGGACAGAGTGGATGAATTATTTAAAGGTTTTAATGAACTCTCTTTAAAAACACAAAGTTTAATAGGAAAAAACTAAATGTCTAATCCTGGTCCAAGAAAAGTTAAAGAGCCTGCTCCTCCTAATAGGAAACCAAAACTAACTAAAGCTGGTAAGAAGTTGAAGGGGAAAGCTAGAGAGAAAGATTTTGCTAATTTAAAATATTCAGATAGAATGAATGCACAAATTAAAAAAACTGCTGATAGAATTCTAGGTAAAAAAATAATATTTAGAAAAGCTAAAACTATGGACGAAGCTGAAACCTATGCTAATGAATATTTAGCCTATACGAATAGCTATGCTTTTGATAGATTACATAAGGGTTCAAATATAGAAAAAGAAAATAAAGAAATGCTTGAACATACTAATACAATAAATAAAGTACTAACCGATTTATATAATAAATTTCCAACTATACCAAGGTTAGGTAGAATATCAACACGTAGAAAATTTGGGAATGCTTATTTTGATGATGATGGAAGTAAGGCTAATAATAGCATATTATCTAAAAGCAATCCTTTAAAACAAGAGTTTTACTATACTGAAATTCTTATTGGGATACCAAAAAGACCTTTGAATGGATCTTATAGGTTGCTTATTATGCGAGAAGATATGGAAAGTGAAATTACTTATATAGAAAGGCTATTAAAATATCCAGAAGCATATAAAAAAAGACTCATCGATATGGGGACTTTAGATGTAATGGATGCAAAAAAGCCAAATAGTATGGTAAGCTTTCTTAATCACCGAAAAAAACAATTAAAAAAGCATGAACAAAGATTAAAAACACTAAATAAAATCGATAAAAAACTTAAAGGGGTAATTCATACTCCTTTACACGATTACAATCCTATTCATTCTATGTATTCGTTTTCTCCTAGAAGACAAAATGATATAGAAGCTTCAGTTAGACATGAATTTGGTCATATGATACATACATCTTACTTTGATAAAATTAATAAAATAGTTAATAAAATAATAATACGAGAAAAAGAATTTAGAGGTGCTTTTTCTCCTGGACATGAGCCCATAAAAAAAAGGTGGTTTGTTTCCTACTGAAAGATCAAGAGATAGGGGTAGTGGTGGCCATGAAGATTATTCTGAATGTGTGGCTGAAAATTTTGTTTACTACTCAATAGGTAAAACAGAATATATACACCCAGAAATGGTAAAAATGTTTGATAAAATAAAAGCAGGGACATTATGAAAATTATAGACGAAGCTCCTGATATTTGGTGGAAGAAAAAATTGTTGGCTGAAAGGAAAGAACTTTCAATTAAGAAAACTAAACCAAAATTGAAGAAGTCTTTTAAAAAGAAGATAAAGAAATGAATTTAAAAAATTGTTGTATCATACAACTTTATTGGGGAAGATGTAGATGTTTAAAAAAGGTTATAAGCAAACTGAAGAACACAAGAAAAAGATAGGGGATGCTAATCGTGGAAAAGTACACACAGAAGAACAAAAAAGACAAACTAGTATAACTACAAAAGAAGCTATGAAAGACCCAGAAATAAGAAAGAAAATGAGTGAAGCTATCAAGGGTAGAATTGTATCAGAAGAAACTAAAAATAAAATGAGGGGTAAAAAACATACAGAAGAGCATAAGAGGAAAATTAGTTTGGGAATAAAAAAAGCTTATGAAGATCCCGAAGTAAAAGCAAGATGTACTAAAGGGATGTTGGGCAAAAAACACTCTAAAGAATCTATAGAGAAAATGAGGGAAGCTAAAATTGGGAAGAGGCCAACACCAGAAGCCATAAAGAATATGAAATTGAATCATGTTGGAATGACAGGAAGAAAACATACAGAAGAAACCAAAATAAAAATGTCTATTGTACATAAAGAAAGATGTGGTACAATTGAATTTAGAGAAAAAATGAGTAAAGCTCGCAAAGGCATAGTTTTATCAGAAGAGACAAAAGAAAAGCTTAGGCAAATAAACATTGGGAAAAAGCTTTCAGAAGAAACAAAAAAGAAAATAAGTGATAAAGCAAAAGGAAGAAAATTTTCTGCAGAGCATACAAGAAAAATTGGGGAAGCTAATAGAAGAAAAGCCAAAGATCCAGAATTTAGAAAAAAACTAAGTGCTGCAGCAAAAGGTAAAACATTTTCTGATGAGCACAAGCTTAATTTAAGTAATAGTCATAAAGGGGCTAAATTATCTATTGAACACAAAAAGAAAATTGGTTTGGGTTTATTGGGGCATTCATATACACAAAAAACAATAGAAAAATGAGCAAAAGTGCTACTGAAAGAATTTTGAAAAATGGGGGACGTGTAAATAATCAATTTAAAAATGGTTTTTTCTTTTCTGTGAAAAACAATTTTCAAGAAATGCATTATAGATCAAGTTATGAACTAAAAGCGTACATATTATTAGAAAATAATGATGATATATTATCCTATCAAGTAGAGCCCTTTAGAATTAAATACCAGTATAAAGGCACAAAAAGATACACTGTTCCTGATATTCTAATTACTTATGTAGACACCAATGCACAAACACTTGTAGAAATAAAACCAAAGCACCAATTAAAAGATAAGAGAGTTCAAGCTAAAATGTTGGCTTGTGATTTATATGCTAAAGAAAACAATATGGTTTTTGAATGCTGGACTGAAGAACATTTAGGAATACAATAGATGGATTTAAACAAAAAATTATTACACCGCATTGATATCTCGGCTATTGCGTCTACAAGTGCATATGGAGACCGTTCATATGCTACACCAGTAATGTCAGTTGCTTGTTTTATTACTGGATCTGAAAAGCGAGTAATTGATGCTCGTGGAGAGTTGTGGCAAACTGGATTTGAGATATTATTCTTACCAACAGTATCTACACTTGATATAAATTATATTGTATCAAATGGGGTCAACAAATTTGATGAGACCCTTATCTCGTCGGGAATAATTATTACGACTGAATTATGTGACCATCCACGAAAAGGAAAACAATTTTTTTCTGTTTATGTTGTTTGCGGAGAATAGGCATATGAACAAAAAACTTAAATATTTTCTTTTAAGTATGGGTGTTACATTAATAGCCTTCTCCTTATTGTTATTGGAATTAGTATAGCAGTTTTCTATTTTTACTATAAACTTTTATCTTGGACAAATATGTAATGACACTATCTCATGATTGGGCAAACGCACCTATTATTTATGTAGCTGGTAAATATCGTGGTGATGTTACTACCAACATAGCTAAAGCAAATGCTGCTTCGCAACACTTAGCGAAAAAAGGTTTTATTCCTATATGCCCCCATAACTTATTTGCACATTGGGATGATACTTGCAAGGAATTAATAGACAATGACTTTCTTGCTATAACTTTGAAAATAGCTGAACTATGTGATGCCTTATATTTACTAACAGATTGGGAAGATTCGGCTGGTTCATATAAAGAATATCTTCTTTTTTGTGATATGAAAAAAATAATTTTTGTAGAACATATCAGCGAACCAACATTAATAGCATTTAAACTTTGGAATAATTATAAAGAGTCAAAAGTATGAGTAATCCTGGACCAAGAAAAGTTAAAGAGCCTGCTCCACCTAATAGGAAACCCAAACTTACTGAGAAAGGTAAGAAGATAAAGAGCAAAGTACAAGGAAAAAGAAAACATAAAGAAGCATGGGAAATGTCGTTAGAAGAATTTAAGAATATGGAATTTGAAACAAATCAAGGTGGATCTTCTCTTGACCCAAAAACAACTTTTAAATGGGTGGCAAATCCCGATGAATATGGAATGGATAGATTATCTGAAATGTTGACGAAAGATGACCCTTGGCTACATAAATTTATTTTGGGAAATGCTTCAAGTGTTAGAATATATAAAGATAAAATAAGAAAGGGGAAATTAATCACTGTGTATAGAGCCACCCCCAAAAAAAGTAAAGAGTTTAAAGATATACTACCAGGTGCTTATGTAACAGAATCTTTTTCTTATGCAAAAGATCATGGAGAAAGAAGTTTAAATACTGACTATATTATTGATAAAATAAAATTGTTTCCAGATGAATTAGCATCATATGGAGATCCACATGAATTTCTTTATTTTCCAAGAAGTCCTGAACTAGCATATAAAAGAGTTATTGATAGAGCAAAGTTACGAGGCGAAAAAATAGTAAAAACAATATAAAATAATCTTATAAAGGAGATATGATGCCAACCAAAAAACGGCGATATAACACAAAAAAGTTTTATACCATAGATGATATTAAAGAAAAATATCCTAATGCATACACAACCACTGATTCAATTTATAGAGGTATTAAAAGAGGACATGTATCTATAAAAGGAGACGAAAAAGACCCAAAAAATTGGTTAGTTAATCGAGTAGAGTTTGATTTTTATATTCATAACAAACAACCAAACCAAACTACTATTGAATTCCCTGAATTCAATTTAAAAGACTGGACAGATTATTGGACATTAAAAGGTGATTTTGCTGTTACAGCAGATTGGCATCTTCCATTTTATTCAATGGGAATGGCACAAAGATTTATCAAAATGTGCAAACTTTTTGGCATTACTAAACACATTATTATTGGTGATTTATTTGATGAACATGCTTATAGTCGTTTTATAGACTTTGAAAAAATGCAATGGAGAGAAGAAAAAAATAAGACTAGGGAAGTTATTTTACTTTTATTAGATTACTTTGATGAAAACTATATAGTGATGGGTAATCATGATCATAGGCGATTTAAAGCACTTTTAGGTAGGGATGATCCATTCGGTGTATTTGAAGAAGTGTGTTTAAAAGAAGCAAATGAAAAATGGTTGTCTGTTTATAATTATTGTTTTGTAGAAAGTGGCGATAGAAAATGGCTTTTAGTGCACCCTGATAAAGCTGGAAAAACAAATGCTTGGCTAAAAGATTTAAAAGCTAAATACCCCACATACAACATCATAGGGGCGCATTCTCATAAATTTATGAATGATCAAGATGCCTCTGCTGATTATCAAATGATAGCATTACCTGGCATGCAAGATATGAAAAAGATAGGCTGGAAAATGATGAAGATAGGGAATGACTGGTTATAGACCACCGGTTTCGCACTTATAAAAAATGGGTATACTTACATTTTTACTGAAAAATTTATAGATTGGGAACTTTGGGATCGTATAGAGATAAAAGGAAATTAAATGAGCAATCCTGGACCAAGAAAAGTTAAAGAGCCAGCACCACCTAACAGGAAACCAGATGGAAAGAAACTAACTAAAACTGGCAAGGAAATAAAGAATAAGGTTCAAGATAAGCTAAAACAGCAGCAAAAATTAAGAAAAGAAATTTTATCTGATTTTTTTAAAACTTCTAAAATAATAGAAAATTATCCTGAAAAATTAAATAAAAAAATATTAAAAGAGCTTGCATTTAATGAACTTTATACTAAAAAAATACTCAAATATGCAGCTAAATATCTTGATAAAGAAACGCTTGAAAAAATAGCTAAAAAAGAGCTACGTACAGCTATTTTTTCAGCATACGAACATTTTGATAAAAAGTTTTTTAATAAGCTTGTTTTATCGCTTAAAGATTATGAATATGAAAATGTTTTTCGCATACCATATCTTATGGATAGGCTTAGCAAGCAAACTATTAAAAAAATGGCTAAAGAAGCTGCGCATGATGCGCTTATTTTAATATCTGATAAACTTGATGATAAAACTCTCGCAGAAATTGCTTTATTGAATACTAGTGCTGCTATGAAAGAAAAGTATGCTGTTCTTAATAGACTTGACGATAAAACATTTGAAAAAGTAGTTAAAAAAGGCCATTCTGTATATTGGGAAAAAACACAATTTAAAAAAAGTATGAAGGAATTTAATAAAGAAACAAAAACAACCTTACTTACTAATTGGCTTCATGACCACAATAGTTTTATTACAAAACAATTTAGAGATAATGTTATAGATATTTTTAAATTAAAAAATGTAACTAATGAATCTAAAAGATTTGTTAAGTTTCCAGAAAGAACCAAAAAAGTTATAAAAGATTTATATAAAGAAACTCAAGCTAAATTAAAAAAAGAGTTTCCTTCAGGAAAAATTACTTTATATAGAGGAATTCAAGGTAACGTTGATATTCCTTATGGACTTAATAGTTTTACTATTAATCCATCTGTAGCTAGTAATAATGGGCGCACAATACTTACAGTTAAAGTTCCTACAAAAAAAAATACTAGCTTACTATAAATCAGGAGATCTAAATATTATGAGCTATGATGGATATACATATACAGGAGAACAAGAGTTTATAGTGTTAGGTAATTATAACGAATTTTAAATATAAGGAGTAACTTATGAAAGAATCAATCATTAAAGGTATGAAAGGAAAACCAGTAACCATTCTTGTAGCTGAAAATAAAAAAGACGAAGAAAAGCTACGAAAGATGCAAGAATCTGGGGAGGCCAACTATTCTGGGCCACAAACTTTAAGCGCTTTAAAAAAGAGAAAAAAGACTAATAAGAAAAGCAAAATTAAAAAGAAAATTAAAAAGAAAAAAGTAAGAAATAAGGAGAAAATAAAATGAAAAAGTTTGTGGTGTTCTGTGTGTTTTTACTTTTATTTATAAGTACTGTGGGTTTTGCAGAGTTTGAAAAATTTGTTCCTAATTTAGACTTTGAGGGCTGTGAAAAAGTAGGGTCTGATAATTATATAGCATCTACACAAGCTCTTGTTGATGGGATGGCTTACTTTGAATCTAAAGAATGGCAAAAAGCCCGTATCCGTTTTAATGAAGCTCTTGAATTAGACCCATGTAATAGCGCTGCTTATTATGGGAGAGCTACGATTCTCATTTGTTTAGGAACACAGATATATGTAGAAGAAAATGATAGAGCTGGTGCAAATGCATATTTTAATTTAGCAAAAGAAGATTATGAATGGGCTTGTTTGTTTGGAAGTGGGTGTGCTTGTGAAACTTATGAAAAATTAAAAGATAAAGGCATCTTTGAAGATACTTGGGAATTAAGAAAAGAAGATGAAAAATCATATGTTTATGAAAATAAACACAAAGAGGAGAAATAAAAATGAGCAACCCTAAAATTCCAATAGGTAAAAGTGCCCTGTTAAAAGAAGAAGGTTTAACTGATTTCTTTTGTCCGACCACAACTTACTCTATAGCAGTAACAGCTACAGCCGCTTCGTCTGAAGAAATAAATACTCAGATAGTACGGGTTTTTGCTACGGTGCCAACTTATATTGCTTTCGGAGAAACCCCAACTTCTGCAACTCCAGATTGCCCAATTAATGCTTCTATAGAATATTTTTATTATATTCCAGAAGGACAAAAAATAGGGTTTATCAGATTTGGATCAAATAGCGGAACTATATATGTTTCTACTGTTTTAACTGCTTAATGGAATGGTTGTGGGGAAAACAATGACCAAAGGTTCAGGAAAAGGTTGGCATGGGACTCGCCCTGTTGGAGTTCCTTCGCCTCCTTATAAAGCTGGAGATGTAAAGCTAACTACAAAAGGTAAGGTTTTAAAAAAGAAAGTTCAAGATAAGAAAAACACCATAAGAAAAAAGGCTTTAAAATCACCTATGTTAGCTATTCAAAATAATGACTTCATTGATAAATTAGATAAAAAAACATTAAGAGATATTGCAATAAAAGAACCGTGGGCAGCTTTTCAAAGTGATTATTTTATTGATAAATTAGATAAAAAAACTTTAAGGGAGATTGCAATAGACGCACCTTATGCAGCTATTAGATTTGCGTCTGGACATTTTGATAAGAAATTCATAAACGATTTAGCTTTTGTAAGTTCTGAAACAATGGATGCTGCTTTACATTTTGCAATAAATAAATTAAATCCAAAAACACTGAAAGCAATAACAAAGACAGTATTTCCTATTGTATACAAGACATCATTAGAACATAGTAATAAAGAGGTAAAAGAAAGGTTATTTCATAGATGGGTATATGGGTACACCGGTTTTGTTGCAAAGCAATTTAGAGATAATGTAGCTGATATATTCAAACTTAAAAATACAAGTAGAGCATCAGAAAGAATTGTTGAATTCCCAGAAAAAACTAAAAAAGTTATTACGGATCTATATAAAGAGACACAAGTACTATTAAAAAAAGATTACCCATCAGGAAAAGTAAAATTATATCGGGGTATCAAAAGTAAAGTAGATATTCCTTATGGATTTAACAGTTTTAGTGCTAATAAAGAAACAGCCGAAAAATTTAATGGTGTTGAAATAATTGAAGTAGAACTACCAATCAAAAGCATTTTATCCTATTATAAATCTGGATCAATAACTGGGTATTCAGAAGAACAAGAATTTATTGTTATGGGAAACTACAATGAAATTAGACTAAAAAATTATGAGAATTTTATTAAGAAGTTGGCTACTAAAAATAAATGAACTCAATCGAACTAAAACCAATAGTTGATGGCTCTATTGATATTCTTGTTGAGTATTATGAGAAAGCCCTAAAAGACATTATAGCTAATGCTGGAGCTTTAACTACGGCTCAAGCAACTGCTCGTCTTAGGATTCTTAAAGATATTAAACTTAGGCTTGTTCAACTTGATGCTCAAAAAAAGAGATGGATAGAAGATTTCATTACAGGCTTTTATAAGATTGGTAAAGTTTCAGTTCTTGAAAATTTAAAAAGTAAAAATGTTATTCCTAAAATATATGATTCTCTTATAGCAATGGATAAGCAAGCTATTGAATATATGATACTTGAGACTAATGGGTATTTTAATAAAGTTTCAGATCAATGGCTTAATAAGATAAATAGATTATATAGAAGTACAAGTTTAGAAGAAACTTTGAATAAGGAAATACAAGAAAAAATTATATCAGGAATGATACAAACACAGGCTCCAGGAAAAGTTAGAAAAGTAATTAAAGAAAGATTATTACAAACTTTTAAAGATGGTATTGTGGCTCTTATAGATAAAAATGGTGATGAAAGAAATTTTACTGCGTCAAACTATTCTAAAATAGTTGCTCATAGTTCTATAATGCAAGCTCTTAACACAGGGCAATTAATAACTGCTGCTAATTATGGGGTTGACCTTATGAAGATTTCAGAAAACCCCTCTACTATAGGTGATTTTTGTGATTTGTATATTGGTAAAGTATTTAGTATAAGTGGGACTTCAGAAAAATATCATCCATTAAGTAGTTTGCCAAATGGAGGCCCCCCATTCCATGTACTTTGTAAACATTCTATGCACCCCTTTATAGAAACATTTCATAGTGAAGAGGATTTAAAAGCAAGAGCGAAAGTAAAAGATTATGCTTTAATAAAAGAAGGGAATACTTTAAAAGATATTATAAGAAAATATAATAAAGAATTTGGTAGACCTTATAGCGAAGGCAAACCAGAAATTGATTATAAAGACTTTCCTAAGATACCATCAGATAGGAGAGTTATGAGTGGTATTGAAAAACAATGGAAAGAAAGTCATGGGTTTAGTGTAAAGTCTAAATGGAGGGAAATGCATTGAGCTGGTCAGGACCAAGGAGTAAAATGAAATTAAAAAAGCAAGCAAAAACTAAAATTATAAAAGCTCTTCATTCTAACAAGCTTAAAGATCCTAATATCTCTACTAGACTTAATCAAAAGGCAAGAGAGAAAGCGTACAATGTTATTGTTGATTATGCTAAAAAGAAAATGACTACCTTAGCTTATGATGAATCATTATTAGTTTACACTTTGCTTGATAAGCTTAGAAATTATATTCCTAATAATGTTAAAGCTATTTATTTTCAAAATGGATTGATTGAAATTGTTAATACTATTATCGACCAAACTTTAAAAGCAACAAATACACAAACTGAAAATAGGGGTGGCATTAGAGCTATAATGAACCAAATTAGAATGTTTGAGTCAATAGCTGATGCTATGAAATTGAATGATAAAGTAATAGGGAATTTATCTATAATCTATAAATTTTCTGATAATGTTAAATCAAAGCCATATATTGAAAAGAATACTCAACACGTTTTGAGCAATACTTTTATAAAAGATAAAAATGAGTTAGAAAAGTTATTTGGGGAAGAAATAATTAATAAGGTAGAGGAACTATTATGATCAATACACAGCTCCTATTACAACTTACTCAAGCACTTTCAATTTATGGTGATAATTCACCTCTCTTTGCTTTACGAGGCATTCGAGGTGCTTCTTCCGCTATTAAAAACAAAGAAGTAAAAAAATTAAAAGGACTTATTAAAACTTCTGGACTAACACAAACTATTAAAAAACAGATTATTATTGAAATACCACAACTTGTTAATAGACCAAGTTCTTGGGGAGCTGGAATAGTTGGTGGTTATATAAGAAACATAAAATATAAAAATGATGTTATTGAGATCACTATTGAAAAAGATAAATTCAGAACATTTCTATTAAAGTATTTTGATATAGGGCAAATATACTTCAATAATTTTAAAGAGACTTACAAAAGTAAAAATGAAAATGAATTTGAGCAAGGTGGAAAAGTGTTTTTAAAATTGATTTATGTAGACAAGGAAAAGGATAATTTATGAGCTGGTCAGGACCAAGAAAAATAGGGTATCCTACTCCTCCATATAAGAAACCAACTGGTGTTGATGCCAAGAAAATTAATTTCATGGAAGATAAATATCCTGGTAGAGAAGTTTGGTTATCGAAAGATGGTAAAAAAGGATATGCTGGTAAACCTATTGATGGGAAACTATTAAGTAAGAAAGGTGGAAAAGTTCTGAGTAAGAAGGGTGAAAAAGTAAGAGAGAAAATAAATAAAAAACGTAAAAAAGTAAAAGAAAGTGAAACACTATTAAAAAATAAATTAAGAAAAAAAGCATCAGAAGATCCAGTTTATGCAATAAAAGATTACCCCGAAAAGCTGGACGAAAAAACATTTAGGGATGTTGTTAAAAAACTTGGCTCCTATAATATTTACAAATATTTTGATAAAATTGCAGATAGATTTACCAATGATGAGATGGTGGAATTAATATTATCAACGCCATCGGCAGATATAAGTACTATCATTAGGGATCATGGTGAAAAATTAAATGAGGAGCTTATAAATAAAGTTGCTTTACTACCAAAAGCTAGTGCAGCTATCTTAACTTATATTCCTAATAAATTAAGTGAAGAAAACTTTAAAAAAGTAGCGCTACTCCATTCTGATATAGCACTCAATACTGCTGGAAAACGTATTCTAAATATAACAAAAAATGATAAGGAGTTCTTAAATAAAATTGCAGAGAGTGCTCCCAGAACAGTTTTCTCTTCTGGCATGTTTACTAAATTAGATGATAAAATGTTAAATAAGCTTGCTTTATCACAACCTTATGTAGCAATTATATACGCTTATGATTTGTTAAAAAAAGAGACACAAAAGAAACTTGTTGACTTGGCTCCTAATGCTGCGCTTAGTCATCTTTCTACGACACTTGATGATAAAGCACTGTTAAAAGCCTCTATTGCAGACCCAACTGTTGCACTTACAGATGACTATATTATTGGTAGGTTAGTGGCTAATAAAAGCATAGATTTGATTGCTACTAAAGCATACCCAAACGTTTATGGGGCTACAGTTAGTAAGAATGCAAGAAGCGAATTATTTTATAGTTGGGTGCACGCACCTGATAGTTTTATTGCTGAACAATTCAGAGATAATGTTGCTGATATTCTCAGTATTAAAAACACAAATAAAGTATCTAAACATTTAGTGTCTTTCCCAGAAAAAACTAAAAAAGTTATCAAAGATACCTACAAAGAAACACAAGAAAAACTTCAACAAGACTATCCTTCAGGATATGTAACATTGTATAGAGGGATTAGTTCTAAAGTTGATGTTCCTTATGGTTTTAATAGTTTTAGTGTCAGTAAAAATACGGCTGAAGAGTTTAATGGACATGATATAATTGAAAAAAGAGTACCAATTGAAAGTATTTTATCATATCCAAAATCTGGGTCAGTAACAGGTGAAATGAAAGAACAAGAATATATTGTTATGGGTAATTATAATGAGTTTTAGGAGTAGTTAAATGAGCAATCCTGGTCCAAGAAAAGTTAAAGAGCCAGCACCTCCTAATAGGAAACCCAAACTTACTAAGAAGGGAAAGGAAGTAAAGAGGAAAGCACAGAAAAGAATAAAAAATGCGTGGGAGCAAACTCGTGATGAATATATAAAAAGACGGCCTATACCATCCAAAGGGAGATTAACTAAAAGTACTGATCTTAAAACACATAGAAATAACATATCTGCTGTTAAACTTGATGATGGCACAATATTGTATGATACTACAGCAATGATACATGCTGATTTAATTACATCTTTAAAAATACCCCCAGAGCGTATAGTAGAAGGTGGCTTTATAATGAACAATAAATATGTTCCTGGTGGGGCTGATGCTGCTAGAATAGGAAGACAAAATTTAGCAAAAGCTAAAGTAGAGCATAGACGATTTGTATTCAAAGCTTTAGAACAAGGTAAAAAAATACCTAAAAAAGTTTTAAAAGATTATCCTGATTTAGTACAATTTTTTAAAAAAGAGGAAAAAACTAAATAAAGAATAGAGGAGTGATATAATGGCAATATCAGTTAAAGATATTCTCGATGAAATAGTGGCTTATTTAGCAACTCAAGGTTATGGTACGGCTGGATATGATATTGCAGCAACTTTTATGAAGGATTTGCCTAATGCTTTTATTGGAGTATATTCTTCAGGAGGTCCCAAAATCAATACTGCCAACAGGCTTGTAAGATTTCAGATAATTGTACGAAATAATAATAAAGAAGCAGCGTTTATAGAAGCTTGTAACGTATACAATGAATTTAATAATGTCGTAAATATATTGGCTACTATAAAAGGAATTATAAAAGCAGATTCAGAAGTTGGTGAATCATTTACAGATGCAAAAAACAATACAAAATATAGTTTAAATTTTCATTTAAGGAGAACAGGAAATTAAATGAGCAATCCTGGACCAAGAAAAGTTAAAGAGCCTGCTCCACCCAACAAGAAACCAGGTGGAAAGAAACTTACTAATGTTGGTAAGAAGTTGAAGAAGAAGGTTTATAATAATCTTGAATTTCAAAAAAGAAATACAACAATTAAAAAGATAAAAGCAATGGCTTATACTCAATTTATGAAAGATAAGCACATTGAATATCATTTAGCTAACACTAATAAATTAGTGGGAAAACAATTACAAGCAGATGACGAAGGGTTGGTTTTTACTACTACTCAACCACATATGTGGGATGCACAATTAAATTATGAACGAAGAAAAAAAGCACCCACACATTTATATCTTGTTTATAACAAAGAGCCCTTTGAATCAGCTACTTATTATGGTTCAGAAACCGTTACACCAAAAGATAAGGTTGTGGTTTTATCCTATTTAGGAAAAACAGATAGTTTTAGATTTCCAGATAAAGACTCACCCTTATCAGTTAGTAATGTTGAATTTGCAAAAGAAGCATTTTTCAAATCTTTAAAACAAGAGGGGCAAGAATAAATTAAATGAGCAATCCTAAGAGTAGAAAAAGATAAGGCTGCCTTTGAGCAGCCTTTTTTATTATCTAAATCTTTCAAAACTTATAATTTTCCTTTTTCTCTTTATATTTTAATAAATGTAATTTAAACACACTTATTTCTATCCGAAAACCGGAAGAAAAGGAGAAAAAATGGAAAAGCAAAAGTATTCACTATCAATTGGTTTCGTAACTGAAGGGCTTGCATTTGATGGCTCTACATTAGATAATAAATCTCTTGGTGGTTCTGAAACGATGATGGCGCAAATGGCAAGAGAGCTTGCTAATCTTGGTCATGATGTTAAGGTTTTCTGTGATTGCCCTAAGCCAGGGCTTTATGGAGAGCGCTTAGAATATATTCATATTCAAAACCTACAAAATTTAGCTACAACATTCGAATTTGATATACTTGTTGTGAGCAGGTTTTTTCAATTTATGCCTTTTAAATTTAAAGCGGCATACAAAATTTTGTGGTGTCATGATGTTCCAGCAGTTAAACCTGAAGATTTTATTCCTTATCTTTACAACACCGATTCATTATTTTGTTTATCTGATTATCATGTAGATTTATTTGAAAAAGCATATCCAGATCTTAAGTCTATAATTAATAAAACGAAAAATGGAATAGATTTTAATATCATTGAAAAAGTAAGAAAGCAAGTTAAAAGTAAAGACTCAAATAAAATTATTTATATATCTAGACCTGAACGAGGATTGGATGTTCTTTTACAATCTATTTATCCAAAGTTAAAGTATCTTAGGCCTGGTTTAAAATTATACGTGGCTGGGTACTCACTTGGTAATTTTCCAATAGATGATAATACTAAAAACTTTTATGCCCAAATGGAACAGTTAATTGATAATACTGATGGCGTAGTTAATCTTGGACATCTAAATAAAGAAGAATTATATAAACATATAGCAGAAGCATCTGTATTAACATACCCTAGTGCCTTCCCGGAGATAAGCCCAGTGCGTGGGGATACCTTAATTGAGACTCTTGAAGGACAAAAACAAATAAAAGATTTAGTTGGGAAGAAAAACTTCAAAGTCTACTCTTGTGATGAGAAAGGATCACTTTCAATCTCAACTGTAAAAGATGTTTTTCTAACTCGAAAGAACACAGAACTTTTGAAAGTAACTTTAACAAATGGGATTACTAGAAAAGCAAAAGAAACCACAACTTTATTTCTAACACCTGATCATGAAGTAATGCTTTCCAATGGTTTGTATATACGAGCAGATAAATTACAACCAAAGGATAGTGTTAAAGCTTTCTATAGGTATCATAATGGTTGGATGAAAGATTATGATACGATTGGTATAACTGGTAATAAATCTGTACCAGAACATAAATTTATAGCTTCTAAATTTTATGGTAGGGAAATTAAAAAGGGAGAACATGTCCACCATAAAGATAAAAACCCCAAAAACAATAATCCCGATAATTTAGAAATTATGTGTGATGGTGAGCATTTAAAACACCATTTACAAGAATATTATGAGAGAACCCCCAAAGAATTAAGAACGGGTGATCCTAAAGGAGAGCGTTTGCAAAAGTTTAGGGGTTCTCTTTCAAAAGAAGAAGTTTCTAAACAAGCTACAAATGCATCCAATAAGTTTTGGGATACTTATAGAAGTTGGCCAAAAGAAAAGCAGATAGAGTGGGCCACTAACAGGGTTAAAAGTAACATAAAACACGGAAAAAGCTGTAAATATAAAGATGAAATGTTGTCTAATCATAAAGTTATTTCTATTGAAAAAGCTAACCCAGCAGATGCATATTGTATGACAGTAGAACCTGACCATAATTTTATTGCTAATGGTATTGTAGTACACAACTGTTTAACAGCAATGGAAGCTCAAGCACTTGGAACTCCTATAATTACAACTGACAACTTTGCTTTATCAGAGACTGTTCAAATTAAAGATTGGCTTGTTCCCGGAAACAATGCAACGCAAGAATATCAAGATATGTTTTGTGCAAGAGTAGTTGAGTATCTTAGAACAGATAAAAGGCAATATAGAGACCAAACTAAAGAAGCGTATGAATTAGTAAAACAAAAATATGATATTAAAGCTGTAGCTAAAGAATGGGAACAATATTTCTTTGACAAACTTTATAATAGATTTTCTTCGAATATTGATAAAGTTGCAGATACTATGGGATATTATTCTGATTGGTATTCTGCTTCTCTTATTCCTGATTTATCTGCAGAAAAGAAAAAGAAAATTAATAGTATTTTAAAAAGCGTCACAAGTAATAAAGAAAGTTATGACGGGCATACAGAACATGAGTGGAACCTTATAAGCAAAAACGCAAATCGATGGAAAAACCCTACTGAGGGAATGGGAAGATTTCAACATATTCTTGGAATGATTGATAACAAGTATAAGCGTCCAACCAAGATTCTAGACCTTGGTTGTCATTATGGAGAATTTGGAATTTGGTCTACATTTAATAGCGGCTATAATCATAAAATTACTGGAATTGATTTTTCAGAAAAATGTATTGAAAAAGCAAATTATTTAAAAGATAATATTGCTCAAAAGCCAGAGCTTTTAAATTTTACTGTTTCTAAAGCAGAAGAATTTAAAATTGAAGATGGGACTAGTTATGATGTTGTACTTATAGGAGAATTGCTTGAGCATATTAAAGACACAAAAACTTTTATTGATACTGTTGAAAAGTATGTAAATCCTGGCGGGCTCGTTCTTTTTACTATTCCTAATGGCCCTTGGGAGGCGATGACAAAAGATTACGATAAAAAAGAAACAAAAAAATATCATATACACCATTTTGGTTTTTGTGATATTAAAGAAATTTTTGGTAAAAAAGATAATTTTGAAATGCTATTCAATCCATGGACTTTAACTGCAAGAGGAGAAATGGTAGGACATTGGATTTTAGCTTATACTAGAAATGATAAAAAAGAAACAGGGAAAGTTAATCAATATAGAAAATGGTTGTCATATAGACCTTATCAAACGCTGACTGCTTGTATAATTGCTGGAGATGAAGAAGAAAACGTATTACAATGTTTAAAATCTATTAATAAAGTAGTTGATGAAATTGTTGTTTTATATAATGGAATTAAGGGAGATAAAACTAAAGAATTAGCAGAATACGCAGGAGCAAAAGTAATTCCTTATAAATGGAAAAATGATTTCTCAGATGCAAGAAATGCATCTAAAGCGGGGGTTACAAGTGATTGGATTTTTTGGATTGATTGCGATGAAAAGCTTGTAGAAGGACATGAGGTTAGAAAATATTTAGATTCTTCTATATTTAATGCTTATGTAATTCGCCAATGCCATTTAATACTTGATGTCCCAAATACTACCCCTGATGTTCCTAATAGGATATTTAAAAATAAACCACATTATAACTTTGTTGGCGTTGTTCATGAACACCCCGAAGATTTAAGTAAGGGGACTTGTGATAATCCTATTATTCCAACCTGTATAATGCCTGATGTTGCAATAGCCCATTATGGCTATACAACAGAAAAAGAACGAAGAGTAAAATGTGGGTTTAGAAATTTAAAGCCCCTGTTACTCGATCTCAAAAAAAATCCAGAAAGAAAACTTTCTTGGACATTACTTATGAGAGACTACATTAACTTTACGAATTGGGCTTTGGAAGCAAACAATCAGGCAGGCTTAAGCCCACAAGAACAACAATTTTTACTTGCTGTTTTAGATATTTATAATGACAAGTTTAAAGATGAAAAAGCATTATACCATAATCTTGCATGGCCTTTTTATCAAACTGCATTACAGCATATGAGCCATTTTAAACTTAAAACTAAAGATGGGAGTATCCCATTTAAAGCTGCTATTACTCTTGGTGGAGCTGTTGGCGATTTTGAAAAAGACCCTGAACAAACAAAGCCTAAAGTGCTTTGGTTTGAATCAGAAAAAAGTTTTAAAAATTATATGGATAAAAAAACTAATGCTTTGATCGAAGCTGTAACAAAGGTAAATTAAACAATATAAAAATGATTTTATTGGAGTCAAAAAATGGCACAAAGTAAAGAAGAGCACTTTAAACGACACACAAGCCTTCTCCAAAAGAAAATGGAAGAGGGTGTCTGGGGGAAATTTGTTATATCTCTACAAGATGGTTTCATCGTTCAGTCGCGACTTGAGCAAACTTTTGTGACTGATAAGAATGGAAAAAAATTGATTTCTCAACCAGAAGCAGAAACAAGGGCGGAGTTAAAAAAAGAAAAAAAGAAAACTAATTATCGCTTTATCAAAGTAATTGATAAAGAAGATAATAAAGGAGGTGATGGGTAGATGTCTAACCCAAGCGATAGCACATATCAAAATCTAATAGTTGAAGAAGAAATATCTTTAGCAGTAGAGCAATTCTTCATTGCTCCTGAGGGAACATCATTTACGATGGGTCGAGTAAGCGCAAGCTCTCCACCTGCTGGTTTTGTTGCTCTTGGAGCAGTTGTAGAAGATAGCCCAACTATTAATATCACAAGAGGATTATATCAACTTGCTACTGGGATACCTGCACAACTGCAGTATCAAAAGGTCACAGAATTTGGAGCAGGAATTACTGCTACACTATATTCTTTTGACCCAAAAAAAGTACAATATGCTCTTGGAAATACTGATCCTATTAATAGCATTGAAACTACTGTTGTATCTCTTTCTTCGGTAACTGATAAAGATACTATAACTCTTACAGGTTCTCCAAGTGAAGTTTGGTCTGTCGGCGATTATATTGCCACTAATTCAACAACCACTGGACTTGTTACAACTTCTAATTTAGCAAAAATTAGTTCTATTAACGGATTAACTATTGTATTTTCTAGTTATACTTTTGATAACACACCAGCGTCTCATGACTTTGTAAGTAAAGTAGCTTATACAATGTTACCTTTTGGAACTAGTAAACTAAAGAAGTATGTATTAGTTGGTGTTGCTGATATGATTGATGGACCGCAAATACAACATTACTTTGATAAAGTATCTCCTGCTGGTGATTGGTCGCATACGTTGAAACCGGAAGCATCTCAGATGACACTTAACTTCACGGCTTACGGAACTTCTAGCACTAGTTACACTGGCGATTCTGAAAACATAGTTGGAGAATATTTTGTAATTAGATAGATAATTTATATTTTCTCGATCAAAAAAGTTGAGGAGGAACTTATTATGACAGAAGAAATTCTGAAAAAAGAAACAAAAGAAACTATCCCAGATGAGCTTTTAGACAAAGAAATAAAAGAAGAGCTTACTCCTGAAGAGCTTAAAGAAATTAAAAATAAAATAGCTTTCCCTAGAAAAAAGCGAATAGCTTTTAGAGGGAACGAAGTTTATATTAAACCACTTCCTTTAAGTTATTGTATGAGAGCATTTAAAAGTTTAGAAGCTTTTAGAACTTCTCTTGTACAACCTACCTTCCAAATGCCAATAACAGATCAAGACGTTTCTGATAATAGTCAAGTTAAGCTTGAAAGCGATTATGAATTAGCTGAGGCTTTAATTAATACTTTTAAGATACTCGTTGAATTTTATAAAGTAGAAATTAAAGATGACCAAGGTAATATTCCTGAAAATATAGAGGATGTTATAACGCTTCAAGAAATACTTCCACTTTTAGACGCTCAATTGGGAATGGAGGAAGAGCAAAATTTTTTATTCTTTCCTTGGCGAGCCATGTTGTTGCTGACAAGATTCTCCAAGGAATTTTCAACGATGAATCAGATAAAGTTGACAGACACGAATCAGTAAATAATTTTATTTCGGAGATAGGTAACTATTTATCTTATTGTGAGGCTTGGGGGAGTACATGGGATGAGATAGTTGATAAATATACAGAAGCACAAATTATATTATTCTCGTTTATTAGTACTGTAAAAAATTATCAAGAAGAAGAGCCTAAAGATAAGAAAAAGAAAAGTGAAAAGGTTGAGGGTAGTATAAGCGTTGAAAAAGACGGTAATAAAAGTATTATTAAACCAGTTAAAAGATTTAAAGATATGACTTCTGATGAATATACTAGTTATATGTCGGGGGCAGCTAAAGAAGTGAATAAGAAAGTTTGGAGATGATATGACGCTAAATGTTACTAAAGTAAAGGTTTCAAGTCAATTACCATTCCTTAAACAGAATGGCTCTAATCGTGAGGTTAGACGTAAGAGTTGATTAGGGAGCTTAATTAAAAAGATTATGCAGAAGTTACAAATAGAGTTAAAGAACGTACCAAGGGATACTTCACTAGTTCCTTGCTCTACAAATCTTGTGTTAAACAGAGATGAAAATCTCAGTACACAAGATAAAGTACTGGTTTGTAACAATCCCGAAGTGAATCAACGGTCCACAAACAACCAGGGCTTACAGCCAAAAGTGTTTGTATTAAATCAAAATGGCAAACCTTTGATGCCAACTAAACCATCAAGAGCAAGGAGAATGTTACAAAGGGATAAAGCAAAAGTTATTAAGAGAATTCCATTTACTATCCAATTGAATTTTGAATGTGAAAATAAAGTTCAAGAAATCAATCTTGATGTTGATACTGGATATGGGAATATTGGATTTTCAGCAATATCTGAAAAAAGTGTTCTTATTTGTGGCACTTTGAAGTTGGATGGTAGAACTAAAGAAAGATTGTCTGAAAAGAGGATGTACAGAAAAGGAAGAAGGAATAGATTATGGTATCGAGAACCTAGATTTAACAATAGAAAAAGGAAAGAAAGTTGGCTCCCACCATCTATTGAAAGAAGGTACCAAACACATTTAAATTTAATTGAAAGAATCAAAAAACTACTTCCTATTTCAAAGGTCATAGTTGAGATTGCTAAATTTGATATACAGAAGATTGAGAACCCTAATATTAAAGGTAAAGAATATCAACAAGGTTTTATGTATGGATACCAAAACAAAAGAGCCTATTTGCTTGCTAGAGAAAAAGGCAAATGTCAATTTTGTCAAAAAGACTTTAAAGGGCAATCTGCACATATCCATCATATTATACCCAAACCTAAAGGGACAGATAAAGTTTCTAATCTTGCAATACTACATGAGAAATGCCATACATATATACATAAAAAGCATTTAGAAAAACAATTAAAAAGCAATTCTAAAGATTATGAAGCTACTACTTTTATGTCAATTATTAACAAAAGATTTTGGAAAGATATTCCTGATTTAGAAGTTACTTATGGTTATATAACTTTTATAAATAGAAATGATTTAGGATTACAAAAGAATCATGTTAATGATGCTTTTGTAATTGCTAAAGGGAATAACCAAATAAGAACCATACCTTTTGAAATTAAACAGGTACATAGAAACAATAGAGTATTACAATTAAATAGAAAGGGGTTTAAACCAAGTATTAAAAGAAATAAATCAAAAGTTAATCCAGGAGATTTATTTTGGGTTGATAAAAAACAATATGGTTGTAAAGGGATGTTTAATTATGGAAGTTATATTGGATATGGTGACATGAAGAAAAAAGAGTATTTTAATTTTAAAAAAGTAACTAAAATATTTCATTTTGGTAGCTTTATATACACAAACTAAAAAAGGAAACAATGCTTAGCGTACCAAAACAAAGAATTCCCAATAAGGTTTCTGTTTCAAATAAAGTTTCTGGTAAAAACTCCTCTGTTATTTACCTTAAGCCTACAAAAGAAACTCAAAAATATTTAGATTTATTAGGAAACCAAATTGGCCCCTATACCCAACTATTTGTCAGAAAAGGGATGGTAAATATTCTATTTCATGCTGTAGAAAGGTCAGCTGCTTTAGCCCCTATTTTAGATGGGTATCTAAGAGCGTCATTAAAAGCTGATATAGATGATATTAAAGATATTGTTCCTGAAACAACAGGTGGTGCAGATGGAGAGATCAATGCTGAGAATCCCATTAGAAAAGTAATTAAAAAAGCTGCGGAAATGGTTTTAGGAACTGGGGACAGTAATCAAGTAATTGGTGTCATATCTACAGATAAAGTGTATGCTTTAAAAATGCATGAAGACGTATATAATTTAGGACCAGTATCTGCAGCACAACCAGGTGATATGCCAGAAGGGAAAGTAGGCAATAAATTTATAACAAGGGCAGTAGACTTTCATGCTAAAGAGTATGGAAATGAATTGGCAAAACAGATTGAATTATTAGCAGAAGCAATAGCTAAAGAAGCGGGGATTAAAAAATAAATGCAAGTAGGATCATTAGAATGGCAACTAATAACTAATTATGCTGGAGCTTCTGACGGTTTTAAAGAAATGCAAAAGCAGGGTGAAGCTGCAGCAGGTTCTTTAACTAATGCTTTTGATGGGGTTTCTTCATCTATTTTAACTATTGCTTCTGTATATGTTGGAGCAAAACTTTTAGGTTTCTTTAAACAAGTAACTAAAGAATCTGCGCGTATGCAGGTTTTAGGAGACGTATTAAAGCACGTAGGAGCAAACGCTAACTATTCTACAGGTGCAATTCTATCGCAAGTCAGTGCCCTCGAAAAATTAAATATTTCAAGTACAAAAGCACGTTCAAGTTTAACAAAAATGATTCAAGCTGAACTTGATATAAGAAAAGCAACTGACTTAGCTAAAATTGCTCAGGACATAGGTGCTACTATTGGAATAGATAGTTCTCTTGCTTTTGATAGACTTATTCATGGAATACAGACAATGCAACCGCTTATTCTTAAAAATATAGGTTTAACTATTTCTATGGAAGAAGAAATTAGAAACTATGCTAAAGCCAATAATATTGCTGTTGAATCTATAACTAAAGCACAAAAACAACAAATACTTATGAATGCTGTTTTAAAAGAAGGTGAAAAAATTTCAGGAGCATATGCTACTACTATGGAAACTGCTGGAGGAAAGCTGTCTCTTTTGCCTACGTATTTTGAAAAAATAAGAAGTTCTATAGGGCAAACATTTGTTCCTGCTTTAAATTCAGCACTTAGCATAGTATTAAAACTTCTTGATGGAATACTTAAACTAAGAGAAAAAGCACCTTTGATAGCTGATGTTACTTCAATTATTGCATTAGTTACTCCACAAATGTTACTATTAAATAAAGCTTTAAAAGAAACTTTAAATTGGATTACTAGAATAGAAGCTGCAGGAGTTTTAGATAGCCTTGGCCCATTATTAAAAGGTATTGTTGGGCATGGTGCAGAACCCGCAGTTAGAGATATGGGGGCAATAGTTACTGGCGTCTCTGCTATGGGACAAGCATATTCAGGAAGAGGAGTAAATGCTGGAGAAGAAGCAGCTAAGTCAGCAACTGGATTAATAGGGCTTTCAACAAAATTAGGGCTTATTGTAGCTGCAATTGGTGTTACAGTTGGTGGAATAATATTAGTCTTAAAACGTGGCAATGATCTTGTAAATATAAATAAAAAACACGCAGAAGAATTAGCAAAAAAATATGAGGAAGTAAAAAAGAATATTGAAGAGATTAATGAAGTGCAGAAAGAAATGGGGGATGAACAAGAAAAAAATGCTTTTGGCAAATTTGCTATTGATAATTATGCTAAGTACCCACATTTAATAAAAGCTATGAACGAGCCATTAGAAGTTCAGAAAAAACTTTTAGAAGATATAGCTATTATTTTACAGAAAGATGCAAAAGAAGGATTAGAAAAACACGGGAAAGCGCTGGAAGACGCTATGCGAGACGTTGCTGAATATAATAAATTAATAGTAGACATGGCAAAAGATGGGATTACTGATTTTGAATATGCGAGAGCAGTAGTTGAAAAAGCTAGAATCCCAAGAAAGCGACAAGAATTATTACATAATGAAGAATTTAGACGATTAACAGAAGAAGGTAAATATATAAAAGCATTTTTTAGTGATATGGGATTTGTAGCAAAAGATGCAATGGCACTCGCTTACCAAGGGCTTGTATCTTTTGAAGCTGCTATCGCAGGTAGTTTTATGTCAGATGAGAATAAGAAAAAAAAGCAGCAAAAACAAATGGAATTTACAAGAAAAGAGCAAGGGCTTATTATTGATGAAATGATTAAAAACCTAAACATGAGTACAATAGGAAGCGCAGCGGCAATCGATGATTATATAGATTCTTTAATTAAAGAACAAGCAATGAATAAAGAAGCAGGGGAAAGTCTTAAAAAATATGCAGAGGAAAAGCTAAATATAACAAAAGAAACAAAAGCGTTAGCTAAAGCAACTGAAGAAGAAACTATCAAATTAGGGAAGCTTTCAAAAGAGTATAAAGAAGTACAAGAAAAATTAAGCGAACTAAAAGAGGCTTATGCTGCATTAGATAAAGTAATAGTAGAAATGAATGATGTACACGCTTTAGAGATGTCTATTCTAAAAACTGGCCATGAAGAAAAGCTTTTATCTTTACAAACAAATTATGGAAAAGCAGCATCAAAAATATCTAATAGCGTTTATATGAGTGAAAAAGAAAAACAAGAAGAATTGTATAAATTAAATATTCGCCTTAATGATATAAGATTGACAGAAAATAAACGATATTATGCTGAAAAAATGAAAGCTATAGAAAAAATAGCTTGGACAGAAAAATTAAAAATTATTGAAACATTGGGTACATCTAAAGATGCAATAAATAAAATAAATGCAATTGATAAACAAAGTAATAGAGAGAAGCTTGTGTCATTAACAGAATGGAAAAATGCTATCGTTTCATCTTATAATACTGCAATAGCACAAGCGCAAGCATATAGAAATAAAATAAAGCAGATACATGCTGATTATGAAAACACATTAAATACTATTAAAGATCAAGATAGAGCAAGAAAGCGAAGCCAACTTGATGAAAAAGGGCGAGCTGCTGAAACGATAGCAACATATAAAAAAGAACTTATAGAATATAAAAGGCACCTTGCATTAAAAGATCTTACATATGAACAAATGCAAGAAAAAAAGCAAAGGCTTGTAAGTTTACGTGGAGAATTACCTGGTGGTCCTGAATATACGGCTGAATTTGTTAAAATGGGAAAAGAGATAACTAGAGCAGCTACAAGTTTAGACAGAATTTATGGGAATGAAGCAGAAAATAAAGCGATAGCAGCAGAAAAAAGAGCAGCAGACTATAAAGCTGTATGGACTGGTATTGATAAAAGTATAAAAAATGTAAATAGTGAATTGCTTAAGCTAGAAAAGATTGATGTTTCTATTGCTTGGGCAAATTTTCAAACCCTTGTTAATGATGGAACTGTTTTGGCTTCACTAATTGGTATGACTAAAGAAGCAAGAAATCTCGATAGGGTGATAAAAGCTACAATAAAATCATTAGAAGAGTTAAAAAGCAAAATGCCAAAAACTTCCACGCCAACTGAGTATCAAAGTTTACCTTCTGGAGTCGGCGCTAAACCCGGTTTACAAGCTGGTGGATTGGTTAAAGGATCAGGAAGAGGAGATATAATTAATGCTAAACTTGAGCCCGGAGAATATGTAATTAAAAGACCAGCAGTAGAGCATTTTGGTAAAGATTTTATATCTGCTATCAACAACATGAAACTACCTTCACAAGGAAAAACATCTGGTGATGAAATAACTTTGAATTTGAATGTTGGTGGGGGTTCTTATCCACTAAAAGGCGAAAAAACTGTAGTAAAAGAACTAGTAGATGCTTTAAAGAATTCAAAACTTGTAGGAGCATATTAAGGTGTTAAAGGACACAGGATATAATTACACCATATTCATTATAAAGTGCCTTATATGCCATCCTACAAAGGATTAGCGCTATATTATGGGGTGTTTAGTAGAAAAAGGAGATAATTTATATGGCAACTGGAGTTGCTACATTAGGTATTGGTGATATTTGGTTAGATTTTGAGTTTTATTGGACAAATGAATTTGACATGAATAAAGTTGCTATGAAGATTACCCCAACTATTGATGGGGGGTCATCTATCCAATACTCTGATGCTAGTTCAATAGTAAAAAGATTAACTTTTCAAGGGCATGCATATTATTCAACAGTAAATTCTTTAAAAGCGCTTTCAGAAGATGCTAGTGCTACATATGCCTGCACATTTAGAGAAGCTAATATGGGGACAGTAGCATTTGATTCTACTGAAGGAGCTGCAGTTAGTTTTCAACCCGCTTATTTAATAGCAACTCCAGCATCTGATGATTTATTTGCTGGAACAATAAAATTGGTGGTACCATGAGCAATCCTGGTCCAAGAAAAGTTAAAGAGCCAGCACCTCCTAATAGGAAACCCAAACTTACTGAGAAAGGTAAGAAGATAAAGAGTAAGGCAAATACTAAAACTTAAAGAGCAACAAAAGTGGAGAGAAAAAGCATTAGCAAATCCTTCGGGGGCATTAAAAAACTATCCTGAAAAATTAGATAAAAAAACTTTTATGGAAGTAGTAGCTGATAGGATTGATTTTGCATTTACTCAGATTCTTCCACATCTAGATAAAAAAATTATGAATGAGCAAATTGTTAATGAACTTGCGTTTAAATATCCTGTGTATTCTATACAAAATATTACTAGCAAGCTAACAGATGAGACACTAAATAAAATTGCTGTATTATCTGCTCGAACTGCACAAGCAATTTTTGAAACTAATTCTGTCTTTAAAAGATTAAGTAAAAATGCTTTATTGATATGTGCAGTAGAAAATTATCCTAAAATTTATGGTACAAAATATAGTCTAGGAGGTAAAGGCGCTTTTTCGCTTGATGTAACTCCAAAGATAACCAGAAAAAAATTGTTTTCTTCGTGGATACAAGAACATAAAGGTTTTATTGCTGATCAATTTCGTGATAATGTAGTTGATATTTTCAATATTGAAAATGTAAGTAATAAATCTAAGCAGTTACTTCCATTCCCAGAAAAAACTAAAAAAGTTGTAACTGATTTATATAAAGAGACACAAACACTATTAAAAAAAGATTATCCATCTGGCAAAGTTACTTTATATCGTGGAATCAAAAAAGAAGTAGATATCCCTTATGGTTTTAATAGTTTTAGTAGTGATAAGGGGTATGCTAAAAAATATAGTGCATATGAAATAATTGAAAAAGAAATACCAATAGAAAAAATTTTATCATACCAACCAATTTCAATAGAAGAAGGAGGAATGGAAGAATACATTGTTATGGGAAATTATAGTGATTTTAAATAAAGAAGGAAAATAAATAATGGCAATTACATATGAATGGAGAAAGTCTGAATATTGGAATGATTTAGATACTAATGGCGGATATTTTGTATACACTAAAGTATACAATAATACTGCCGAAAATATTCACCCCAATGTTTCAAACGCACAAAGGGCAGCAGGAGGAAATTTTTATAAAAAAGTTTATTGGCATCTTACATCTGGTACTGCTACTGGTGTAGAATTTGGAATAGACAAAACGTCTGAATCAGAAGATTATTATGCTGTTGCTAAAGGGCTTTCTTCTGATGTCCAAACCGATGCTAAATCTTTTCAAGATACTTATTGGTATATGGTCGGCGAATTAGCTACTGCGCTCTCTTCTGGGGTTGCTGCATCTCTTGATGCTAATTTTAGCGCTGCCTATGGAGTTCTTCCTGCAGGTAAATGTGCGCTTCTTAATTTTACAAATCTTAATGGTAGTGGTATTGCTCCAATAGAAATATTTACTGTATCTTCTTCTGCAAATAGTGGAATAATGTGGACAGGAACTCAAGCGCATATTAAATTAGCTTCTGGAACAGTTAAAACAGATTATCCTATAAAAACAAAAGGGGCTATTATAGGAACTGAAGCTTCTCCTTATACTGGAATAGATGGAACAGTTCTTCTGATGGATGTCAATACTGTAATACACACCATCACATTTCCAAACACAGAATCATTATCAGGAGTAATAACAACTTTAAACACTTTTCTTGATGCCTACGGAGATCATGCTACTGCTATAGCAACACCTTCAAAAGTCACTATAGAAAATAATAGATATTATTATAATAATTGTGTTCAGTGTACTGGGGGAACTGCGAGAACAATTATAGGGTTTTCAACTGATGCTGCAACTTCAACAGATGGGACAATGGTAGGTGGTGTTCTTGAATTAGGTACAGTTACAACTTCAGTAGCATCTTTAATTGTAACATCTTCTTATGGAACATTTGATGATTCTAGTTATCCAATACTTACTTTTAAAGCTGGAACTATTGACGAGCATTGGACTCTTACTTTTGATAATACTGTGTCTTTTACAGTTAGTGGAAACAGAAAAGGAAACGTTTTAAGTGGAACAATTACTACAACTTGCCAAGCTGCAAATCAAGGAAGTAATTATTGGAGAATACAACCAGCTTCTTTTAATAATTCATTTGTAGCTGGTGATGAAATAGAATGGGATACTACAAGCTCTGTACCATCTATATGGATGAAAAGAATAGTACCTACAAGTTGTGGAAGTTGGGGGATAAATAAAAGTAGTTACTGGTTGCAATCCGATGAATAGGAGAATAGAATGCCATTCAAAGATTATATTTTAGATAAAAAAGGTAAAAAAGTTAGAGGTCCTTTTCTTTCTGTATGTATTACAATTTGGCTTTTAGTATTTAATGCTTTGCCGTGGTTTCCATTTATTTCAGATCATATTGTAGAAAGAGCTTCTGCATCCTCAATAGGATTTAATGCAACAGGACTTACATTAATAGGTATGTACTGGTTTAATAAATTTAAGCAAAAGCAACTAGATGAATATGTTGAATTTGCACACAAATCTAATGGGTTTAATAAAGAATGAGTAATCCTGGACCAAGAAAAGTTAAAGAGCCTGCTCCTCCGAATAGGAAACCCAAACTTACTAAGAAGGGAAAGGAAGTAAGTGCCAACGTTAAAAGAAGGACATTAGAAAAAAGTAAAGAGTTTAAAGAAATATTTCCAAGTACGGCATATAGTGATAATTATGTGAAATGGGCTGACACCTATTATAAAAAACAACTTAAAAAAATAGTTCCTAATGAACGAAAAGGTATTAATGACTATCTACTTGGAGAAACCAGTAAAAAAGCTTTAGTAACTAATACTTTAAATAAGGAACAAAAAATTAAAGTGGGTAGACTCGATTCAGCCATAAAAAAATGTGTTGTGCCTCATAACCTAAAAACTTTTCGTATGGGATCAGCTAAATATTATAATACATTAAATGTTGGGGATGTATATAAAAGTAAGGGCTTTGTTTCTTCTTCTATTGATAGAAATTTTGCTTTAAGGTGGGTACCTGGCAGACCACTTGAAAGAAAACCTTTTGTAAACGCTAAAATTTTTATAGAGATAAGAGTAAAAAAAGGGCAAAATGGGATGTATGTAGGAAATCATTCTTGGGATGATGTTGTCCATGCTTTTACAGAAAGAAGTAATTTTCCACAAAGAGAATTAATATTACCAAGAAATAAAAAATTTAAAATTATAGAAAAGGAAAAGAATTCGATGATTGTGGAGATGATATGAGTAATCCAATTAAAAAAGTTAAATCTGATGCATTAATAAAAGATAAAATAGTTTTAAATTTAGAATTATTGGGATAAATTATAAATGAACTTCTCAAATTTAAAAATTAAATTTTATAAAGCAACTACAGTAGATAGTTCTAATAATAATGGTGGGGCTATAGACACTATTAATTATCTTACTAATCAAGAAGAAGGTGTTTTCCCTCATATTGCCTATACTGCTTCTGTAGAATCTTATAGAAAAGTATTTTTTCAAACTGATATTGGGTCAGCTCAAGATGTATATGCTTTTATGTCTACTCAATCTTGGGAAAGGGGTGTTTATTATTCTTGCCTTGCTGGGTCCCCTTCTGACATTCAATCTTATGCTAAAACACTTACTAATTGGAAAGGCATTGGATATTTAACTACAACTATTACATCTGCAAATACAGATAAAGTTATAGCTTCTTTTGAGGCTGCTGGAATTTATAATGGTAATAATGTGGTTTTAATTGATTGGAATACTATTGATAATTATCGAAACCCTTATTGTTATTATACTTTAGCTAAATCAGTAGTATGGTCAGGAACAAAAGCAACAATAACAACCGACAATACCATAAATAAAAGTTTTTCCATAAAAACTAAAGCTGTGCTATCTACTAATAATACAGAAGCTTATTCTGGACTAGATAATTCAGTTTTAAGAATTGTTGTTGATAATAATATTCTTTCTATTCCATTTGGGAATGCTACTACAGCTACAGATGTTGCAAGTACAATAACGGACGCTGGTTCAGCTTATTTAACCTCAACAGCTTCTATTGGAAACGTGATTATTCAACATAAAAAGTATGGCTTAGATCATCCAATGCAAGTGCTTAAATCAAGTGCTAATAGTATTTTAAATTTTGATAATAGTATTTATAGCGGAACAGATGGAACGTTAGTTGCTGCTATGACTTCTATAGGAACGTTAAGTAATAATGCTTCAGTATGGATAAAAGAAACCGTAACATTAAATGCATCTCCATGTAATAATTGGTTTTCATTTATGATTGTTGGAAGGGAAATTTAATATGGCTGATTATGCAGTTATAGAAATGGATAAAAGGGATGATGAATTTAATCCAAAAGAGTACTTTACAATAGAAATGGATGCTAGATCTTACGATATAAAATCACATTACCTAATAACAATGAATAGTACTGGAGCAAGTAATGGGAAACCTGAAGGAGTTAATTTAAAAACAGTTGCTCAAGAAAATTTAAATGCTATTGAAGATATAACTGATAATACAGGATGGAAAAAAGCTGGAACTCTTTGGTCTTTTAATGCACTAGACCTTGTTTTATCGGGCTGGTCTAAAGATCCTGGTAATTATGCAAATGCTGGGGGAAGTTTAAAATTACATGTTAACGCTATACAGGTTAAAATAATTCCTATTGGTGGATACCATATAATTCAGTTTGGAGGTCCAACGCCTTATGCAAGTAGAATAGACTTTAAAACACAAAGAGAAATAGTGAGTATGACTCACGGGATGGTGGCAAATTCGGCGGAGGCGACAGATGATTGGCTATCGAATGGTGCAAAAGTCCTATCTTTAGGTACTGATTTAACATTAGCTTGGGGGATGAATGATACACCCATAACTGATAACCGAGATTCGAGCATTACTTTTGAAATATATTATAAATTAAAATATGAGGAAGTATAAGCTTTTGGTGATAAAATGAGTTTCTTTTTTATTGAAAATTTTAATCTTCCTGATGGGGCTTTTCAGCCAAGTATAATAGCTACAACTGGTTACAATGGTATGATTACTCAATCAGAATCTACAGCAACAATACAAACTTTCATAGCCTCTGATGCTGCAATAATTACCAACGCTGATGAATGTGCTTGCGTTAATTTTCATGATACTTCTATTAGAATTAAAATTGGTTATAATGTAACTTCTATAAGTACTGGTCAGTTTATGGGCTTACTATCGGTATCATTTTCAAATTCTCCTATGACTTTTGGACATATGGGAGCAGCAGGAGTTAGAGCTTTTGTACAGCATCTTAATAGTACGGCTAATTATACCGAAAGGTGGCGCTTTTATACTCAAGCTGGCTCAGTTATGAAGTGGAGACAAAATACTACATCCTGGGTTACTAGCACAAATACCCACGTTAGGAGTATAAGTACAGGCACTAATTATTATTTAGATATGATAATTGACCCAGTAACGGGAAAAGCTCAATTCGATAATGGTACTCAAAAAACAACCACAAATAGCTTTTTTAGGTCAAGCGAAAAAAATCTTTATTTTTATATTGGTGACTATTGGCAAACCTATTATTCTGGAAAATTAAAACTTAACTATATTAATGTAATTGATATTGGGCAAAAATACCAATTAAGATCTAAAAATAACCTTTATGAAACAATACGGCATTCTCACAGTAGAGTTGGTGGATCTATTTTAACAGAAGTTGCTGGCTATAATAATCAAAATAGAATTAGGCTTACTGAAGCAAATAAAATATATGGAAGCGCTTTTAATAGAATACAACTAACAGAAGTGAATAATACGTAATGACTACAGAACTTAGAACAGTAACAAAGCAAATCTGTTTAGATGGAATTGATATCAGTAATGAAGTCTGTATGCTTGAGTATAATAACTCTGAAGACGCTCCAGTAAAATATATTACTATTCATCTTAAAGATAAAGATACAATTTATGGTAAAAGAGAATATTTAAGAAGAGATGCCGAATGGACACAAACTAGAATTAAACTGTATCTTAATTCTGTTTTTATGGGCGATTTCTTTTGGGAATCTACAAATTTTAATACAAACATTGATGGTGTTGATGCTTCTATATCAGGAAGATCTGCAGTTGCTATTCTTGATGAACCGTATTCAACGCAAATAACAACTGTATTTGAAAATTTAACTTCTAAAAAAGCTTTAGCTACTACCCTTTGTACAAGTGGTATAACACTAAGTTGGCAAATTCCTGATTCTCCTCTTCCAGCAGCTAAATACGGAACAGATAAACAAACGCCCCTTGAAATAATATATGATCTTATAAACGCCTGCAATGGGACATTGATTACATATCATGATGATACTTTAGTTGCCGCTTATAAAGACTTTGATACAGATGCGAAACCCTCAGTTGCAACTTTCGATGGTAAATTTGATATTATTGAATTAAGTGAAGATAGGACTATTCCAGAAGGACGAAATGCAATTAGAATTCAATCTTATGAAAGCGGAACGTATGAAAAAAACAGGCCAGTTGTAAAACTTGGGCTATCTAAGTATAATTTAAAATCAGATGGCGCAGATTATTTATATGCAACTGCCCTTTGTTATAAACCATCTGGAGAATATGAAACTTTAACATTATATGAAGATGAATCACAAGAGTCTTCTGATTCTTCAGCATTTGAAATTAGTGTTTCAAATCCTATATCGGAAGTTGTGGGCATTTGGTTAGATGATGGGATAGGAGGACATTCTACACCTGTAACTGTAGCAAGCTATAGAAAAGGTGATACTACTATTTTAACTTCTACATCAATGCCTATGAACACAGATTATTTAGTAACTTATAGGGGTGGGCGATTATGTAGCTTTTCGCAATCTACTTCATATTCAGTTAGCGTTGATATTTCTTCTCCAAGCGTTTTAATTGAAAATGGTTCAGCAACTACGAGAGTTAGAGCTCAAGATGGTGGTGGGGGCTGGGTAAGATTATATGCTAACTTTAGTTCTTCGGGAGGGGGTTCGGCAGAAGATTCAAAACTTATAACTGTAATAAATCCTAATATAGCTAACATTAATGTAGCAGCAAATCCAACTTCTATAAATATAAATGAAACAAGTGATATTATGGCTAAAGTTATGGGTTCAGATGGCAAACCCATTTGGGATGGTTTTACAGTTATTTTTACAGTAATTGTTGGGCACGGTACTTTATCTTCTGGTGAATCTACCACAGTTTCTACTGTAGTAAATAATTTAAAAATACAAGCTTCTTCAGAAACAAGATTAACATTACCCGATATTCCTTCTTCAGTTTCAGGATTATATTTAAATTCTTCTGAGACTGGATTTAATTATATAACAAGCGTTGAAACAATTGCTGGCAACACAATAATTTTAGGGTCAAATGTTCCTATATTTCCTTTGGGCGCTTCTATTTGGACTACTTATGTAACTGCAGGGCTTGCAAAAGTATTGTATACTGCCCCTTCGACAATGCCATCTTCATTAGAAAACGTTACAACTATTATGGGAATGGCTGGTTCAGAAGTCGATGTATGTGAAGTTTTAATAAATAATTCTGCTGCAGGGACTGGTGGTGATAGCGGCAGTAGCGGTTCATCAAAAAAATATGAGAAGTGGCAAAAATTATCATTTTCTGGCACTCATTCAAATTATACAGAAGAAAATATTATTTTAGAAGATAAAAAATATTTACCAGTTTTAGATGGTCATCTATCCCATTGGCAATTTGGAGAAAAGGTTGAAAATAATTGTAATATTACTGGGAAACCTACAATTGGAAGGCTAACAGAAGTAGTTTGTAGAGTAAAAGGAGAAATTGAAAAAACTCCTAATAAAGAGCTTGACATTAATTGGCAAAATCTTCAATTTAGTTTGCGGGTTTTTGTTATGGATGCTGAAAATGAAGAAGGAATAGCTGGTGCTGTAGTTACAATTAAATGGCCAGATAAAGATAACGGTTTTGATTCAGAAGCACGAGTTACAACAGGAGATATAGGAGGTTTAGGTGTTGTTAATTTAGGGGGTGTAGAAGCTGGCTGGTGTTCGTTTAAAAGCGCTGTTCCTTTTGCTGCGGCAGTAACTTGTGAAGCTGAAGGTTATTTTACAGTAGAAACTTCTATAAATGCTGTTTCTTTTGCACCCGCGCACATACAAAATTCACTTTATCTTTACACAGAAAAATTTTCTGTTGGTGAGCCAGATAGCTTTCTCGGTACAGGTTCAGGATATGTTGATTACTCAATGACGTTAGAAGAGTATAAGAAAAAGCATAGCCAAACTTCTTTTATTGAAAACGCAAAACCCATAAAATATTCTGGTTTTATAATGTATAGGCAAGTAAATTAAATGATTGATATAAAAATAAAAAGAGGAGCTGGAGACAGACCAATGGGAATTGTTCAAGTTGAAAACTTGACAACAGAAGCCGAAGCTCTGCTTTATGGAAAAAAAGAGATTAATAATCAATGGGTTATGCTTGAAAGAATTGGAATAGCACAAGAAAAATATATTATGGCAAACCCTCTTGATTGTGTAAATGTAAATAGTGATAAAAGAGGGTGGCAAGGAAAATCTGTATCTTTATCTTCTATTACCTTGCGTATTGATGAAAATAATATTTGCACTACAAATGCAGAATGTGAAGACTATATAAATTTTGAGGATTGTTAAAAATGGCATATAAAGACACTCTTATAGTAACAAACCAACTAAAAGATATAGCTGCTACTCAATCTATAAATAATATAGAGACAGGAAGAATTACAGCTTATAACAATACAAAAGGTATTTATACAATACAATTATTAAGTGGTGCTTATGCACAAGCGGTATCTGCAGATACTGAAGCAGATATTTATCAAGTTAATTCTACAGTAGAGGTTGTAAAAACTAAAAATATTAAAGCTACAGTATCTATTTTAAGGTATGCTCCTTTAGCAACAAGCTCTAATATGAAAACATACCACGTGTAGTGTAAAATATGATCGATATCAAAGTGAAAAAGGGTCGTGGTGATAGGCCAATAGGAACTGTTCAAGTTGAAAACTTGACAACAGAAGAAGAGGCTGTACTTTATGGAAAATTTGAAGTCAATAAAAGTTCTACACAAGTTAAGAATATAGATATTGGAATAGATGCATTTAAAGTTATCAATCCTTTTGATCATATAACGCTTAAAAGTTCTAAGAGAGGGTGGACAGGAGAAAGCGTTTTTACTTCTGGAATTTCTTATGTTATAAATGAAGATAATTTCCTTATATTAAATATAAATGGCGAAAGTTATTTACCATTTGAAGATGATGCAATTGAAGAAACTATTTTAAGTTATATTTTGAGAGAAGATGGTTCTTATTTACTACGTGAAGATGGAAGTAAATTTGTTAGGGAAGCTTAAAAATGGCAGATAAAAAAATAAGCGAAGATACTTTAACTACTTCAATTAGTGGCGCTGAATTCCTTCCTATTGTTCAAGGATTAACTAACTATAGAATTACTCCGAATAATTTATTAGCTTCAAGAGTTACAAGTGCATATGTTGTTACACAATTCGCAAGTCATTTAAGCACATATATACATTCAACCTATATTACTTCATTAATTCCTACCAACATAATGTCAAGTCATATTAGTACTTACGCTCACGCCACATTTATAACAAGCAATTTACTTATAACAGATATCCGTAGTTTAACTGGTGTGGGGTCTGCATCTTTGTTGACTGACCAACTTCTTTTAACCACAGCTAGTTCTGTTTTTGATACTGTTTCTTTAGATGCTACATTTTTTGGTAAAGTTGGAACAGAATTATCATTCATATCTACTGGGGTAACTAGTGGACATGTCCCTACTGCTGATGGGTCTAATGCCGTAACATGGCAAGCTCAAGCTGGGGGAGGTAGTGGCTTTACTAAATTACAATCAATGTCAGACGTTACGATTGTTTCTCCAGCCACTTTAGATCAGCTTCTCTATGACGGCTCTACTTGGGCTAGTACTCCTTTTGTTGGGGGTGGTTCTGGTACGATGACAACAGTAAAAAAGGGAGGCGTTCAAGTAGGTGGAGCAGATATTGTAACATTGGATTTTGATGGGGATGATTTTAATATTACAGAAGACCCCAATACTGAAATTAATATAGTTTTAGATACTGGTATATCTGATAATAATATTGTAGAAATAGATAGCGCCACTGTTGCATCTTTAGATTATGCAAAATTTACTGAAAATGGGTTAGAAGGAAAAAGTTACACAGAGGTAATGGCTGACTTAAGTGGGCAAGCTGGTGCCGATTTTGCAATGGGTACAAATAAAATCACAGGAGTAACAGACCCAACGGGAGATCAAGATGCAGCGACTAAAAAATATGTTGATGATTCCGTCCATCCCGCAGCAACTGTGGGCGGGGCACCCTTGACCCTTTCGACACAGGAAATATCCTTTAATTATGACGCTGCAGATTTTCAACTTGACGGGAATGATTTACAGGTAAAAGACGGCGGGATTGACCATAACTCTACGGCCA